TAAGTTCGTTAAATTGTAGCATAGTTTTATTATTAGTGGATAAAAAAAAAGAGCATAGGGTTAATCTATGCTCTTTATACTTTAACTCTTAGAGAGTTGCAATAGTCAATCCAGAAGCAGTGCTGATTGCTGCAATAAGAGCATTCATTGCTGTGTGACTACCATCATCTACTGCTACTAAAGTGATAGTTCTAGGAGACTTCTGTACATCTTCTGCACCACCTGCCCAGTAGTAATGAATATCTAATGTATCATACTTCTGAGTTGGGTCAACCAGATAGGTAGTATGAATAACATTAGGCCATCCCATGTTTCTGTAGATGTCACCTCTTGCACCAACAAAGAAGTATTCCATGTCTGCTACAACATGACCATTCTGTACTTCATTGACAGGAGTTACAGTAGTTACTTCACCCCAGATTCTGTTATCACCTTCAAATGTGATATTAGTAGGTTGAACAGAGAAAGGAATATAACCCTGAGGCATAGTACCAAGAATCCACTCCTGAGCTACTTGCTCAATTTGAATAGAGGTATAAGTACCTGTCAGAGTTGCTGGGTCTGTATCAATGTCAATTACTGTTGAAGTTGTACCCTCCATAAGGTAGATAGTAACTAGAGGGGTTAGCTCTCTAGCTAAGTTCTTAGCCAGTGAGATAGCCATAGCCTTATAGAAATCTGATGCAGTCATGCCACTATATGCATGAACCATACCATATTTCCAGTACTGATCTTCAGGAGACAGACCTACATATTGTCTGAAAGCAAGTCTCAGAATGTAATCCTGTCCTGCAACTGGTGCACCACTGTTAACAGTAGCATCCAGTACTACTTGGTATCTATCCAGCTTCTTAGCCATTGCCTCAGAAGCAGTTGCCTTTGCATATTCAATGTTGGCTATAGTAATCTTATCACTAGACTCAACTACACCAGCAGGACTGAAGTACTGAAAGTACATAGTAGTCTTAGCTGTATCTGCTTTAGGCAGGATGTCTCCAGCAGTGTTTAGAGCTGCTGTAGAAGCCTTTAGAGCTTTTGCGACATATAAATGTCTTACTTGATTCACTGAAAATGTTGCCATTTTAATTCAAAGTTTAATTAAACAATATTATTCTTTACCTATATATGCTAGCTTAGCAAGTGTCACAGCTCTAGTTAATATAACTCTGTGCAATACAGGATTTAATTTACATTCTGTTATCTCTGATACACCATTGATGGTCATATCATAACTAGAAAGGTCATCCAATATGATTGGACTTGGTTGAACTAAGTATCTAATCAGATAGGTGTTTATGTTGTATTTTGAAATCAGCTCTATTATATTAGAGTTGTTATCCAACCTCAATACTCTGCTGTCTGAAGGACCTCTGAAAGGATTCTTGGATAGCCTCCAGTACTCATCCTGAGTAGTAGGAAACACAAGAGCTTCACTTCCATTCTTGCAACCTAGATTATCATCAAGCAGTTTGACTGATTCATAGGTCACATACCAGATGTCATCAGGTATCTTAAAGAATACTGAGTTAGTAGAAAGACCTGTTCCAGACTCTTTAGTATCTGTAATATAGGTCTTTACTAATTCACTCAAATATCTTCTTACCTCCTCAGTTCTTTCAAAGCTGCTGTTATTGTTATCACCTGTATAGGCTTCAATAACTGTCTGCTCTTGAGCTTGAGTTAGGAATACTGATTTCTCATATTCATTGAGTCCAGGAGCAGCATTGGACATTATATTGTTATAAAGTATATCAAACTCACTTGAAAACTCAATATGATTCATAGTTTACTGTTTTAGTTTAGCCTCTAAGCTGAATTTAATATTCTGGTTCTTAGGCAAGCCTATGAACTTAGCTGCTGTATTCAGTGTTGGGTCTTCACCATTGCCACACATAGGAGAGCCATCTTCTTTCAAATAGAAGTAACCACCTCTATTAGAGATAAGACCCTTCTCAACTGCACTCTTAATAAGTACCTTGTTAGGTAGCAATGGGTCTGTAATAACTCTTAAGAACAGCTTGGCATCAGCTTGGATAAGCTTGTTAATCTTAGTTTGTAAGAACTCAATCTTAGTAGATGCAGCAAGAGGTCTACCATCAATAGTCTCAATAATAGTTCTTAAGGTATCTGCATCATTTTCAAACTTACCATACTCCATATAAGCCTGCATAGTAGCTGACATCTCTTGTCTTGCAGATGATGTTTCTTCACCTTCCTTAATACATACATACTTATATGTAGCTTTAGGTGAATCCATCAATGCTTGAAGTGATGGAGCAATCTCATCTTTGTTAGCTAACAGAATCTTATACTTAATATATTGTTCAGGGTCAGACAGGTCTAAGATGTTATCTGTTTTAAGCAGTCTCACTTGTCTGTTTGACCAATAGTTTCCTTCTTTTTTATAGATTGAAAGAGCATTGTATTCAAGACCCATGATGTCTTCAAGGAACTCTTTCTCTTCATCTGTAAGTATGTTAACCAGTCTGCCTGACTCTAGTTGAGGTACTGTGAAGTACTTAACTGCATTCTCAGCCATACCACCATAAAGAATATGTTTAGGGTTAGTTACAAGCCCACTCTCTTTAGGTACATATCTTACAATAATTCTTTCATTTCTTAAGCAGCTCTGTAGTTCATTTGACTTTGCTACTTCTGTTTTCTTCTTTCTGGTTACAGCCTTCTCTTCAGGCTCTTCTAACTGTGGAATGATTGCTGTTGTTTCATTGATAGCATCATCATCCAACATCTCTTCTACTACTTTACTTCCCATATTATACTTCTCCAATAGTTATTATAAAAAGAAAGGGGAAGGGGTTAACCTTCCCCTGTATGTTTACCCTTGCAGGATAGCAGGGATAAGTGACATTGTTCTAGTTGGGTCTAATACCAATGTACCTAGAGTAGCCATTCTGTGAATAACAGCACTGTCTTCATCATAGGACATATTAGGATTATTCATCTGTCCAGTAAATGGATTTCTGAAACCCCATTGGTAACCTCTGAACTCAGTCTGACCCTTGATAGCACACTTCTGGATATTAGGTTGGTCCATAGTACCAATGTACCAAATATCAAATCTGTAAGAGAATGCTACACCACCCTCTGGGTGAAGAATCTTGTTTCTTACTGGGTCATCATAGAATGGGTCAACATCCAGTGTTACAACAACACCATTAGGAGCTCTCCATTCAGTAACTTGGTAGTCAGTAACTGCAATAGCATTCTGAGCAAAGTTACTTTGAACCTTCTGATAGATTGCAGGGTTCTGAGTTGAGATGATAGGCATCCAGCCAGAAGTAGTTCTCTTAGCTTCTCTGTTGAACAGTAATGCACCTCTTTCACCAGTCTTGATGATGAAGCGTCTGTCACCAAAGCCTAACTTACCAGCAGACAGTTCATACAGAGCATCCAGCAATAGCTTCATTACACCATTAGTATCATTGTAATACATGGTATTAGCTACTTCAGTCTGTTCAAAGATACCAGCACCAGTCTTGATAACATTACCAGACTTACCAAAGTTCATGTATTCACCATTGATATTTCTGTTAGATGTACCAAATGCCATTGCATTGTTCTTGTACTCATCAAACTGACATTCAACTTCCCACTCTACATAGTGCATCCACTTGTTTGCAGTATCCTTAACTTGTCTACCAGCTTCATCTCTGTGTACCATAGGGATACCAAAGGCAAGCTTTCTGTCAAGCATAGAACCTGGAGTCTTGTGTTGGATTCTGATAGTAGTCCATTCATTTCTCATAGAAACAGGAGAAGTGAATCTGATGTCACCAACCTTTCTGGACAGTTCTCTTTCAACAGGAGCAAACTCTACAGAGTATCTCTCACCTGCAAGCAGTCTCTCAGCAGGAATACCCTTGCTGTTACCACCCATGAGTTCTATCTTATATACATGGTTTGAACCTTCAGGTCTACCATCTCCTAGAATTCTTTGTGGGTATACTTGATTCAAGTTACCAACAATAACTTCACCATCAGCAAACCAGTCTTCTGGGAACACTAGATAGAAAGGAGCACCACCTACACCTACATTACCTGAAGCAGCAGTGATTACTACACCATTCTCATCTCTAGCTTCAATAAGAGGAATGTTTCTTCTTGAGCTACCAATAACATCCCAGTAGTATTCACTATCATCCTCAAATGTCTTTGTAGGGAATGAACTCAGGAATGTATCAAGTGTCTTTCCTCTGTGAAAAGCTAGCAGTTGCACCATTAAGTTAGTTGCCTTCTGTGGTGCTCTTTGGAAGATAGCACCTAAGTGATTCTCAGTAGTCAACCCTTTCCAGTGTTGAAAACCAATCATTTGGAATTTACTTAATTTTCCAGCCATACTTAAAAATATTTTACAAAATTAATAATCTATTTATTTCTCATAATACCATAAATAGTTGTGTGATTTGTGCCCTAGTGAGCAATTAACTCCTCTACACGCCAGAGATATACTCATGTGGTTTATACCTGATATATCTTCTGCCTCCCTAGTGCTATGGTATTTTGCAATTACATTTCCATGTAAATCCTTTTGAACTACAGTCTTATTATGAATTGAGCCTATTCTACATTGTCTCTTCATTCTATCAACTGTCTCACTTGGAAACCTATAACCACTAATACCATCACCCCCTCTAGTTAGGTTATATAGAGAATATCCACATTTAATAAATGACTGAATAAAGTGGCGTTCCATCTTATTAAGAGCAGTTAGTGAACAGTAGGATAACACCTTATATTCCCAAATCTCTGGAGTATTCATATACTTCAATCTAGCTCTATTAATATATGCCCCACCATACTTCTTTATTCTCCTATTGAGAAAATGAGACTTCCTTGCTTCTAAGTTCTTAGATTTACCTATATAGACCACACCAGTTTTCAGGTTAGTCCACATATAAACTCCTGCTAACATAGTTATACGTCAGGTTCCCAACTAGCATTAGAATCTGGGTCATCACTAACACCTGTTATAAAGTTCAGACTTCCATCTGTGTTCCTTCTAGTAGTGTTGATAGTGTGTTCCAGCTCTCTCAGACTCTGTTTAACCTGCTTCTTAGCAGTTGGTTTGACTAATTTGTCTAAGTTAGTGAAGCCATCAGTAAGAGTAAACAATAAGCCTAGCTTCTTAGTGAAGTCAACTTTGTTATCTCTTTGATACTTCTGAACAGCAGTTAGATACTCACCTGTCTCAGGGTCTCTGTAAACAGGCTTACTTACAGAGTTATATATCTTCTCTCTGGTAGGCTTATCAAGCTCTAGTCCTGGGAATATCTCTTTATCCTCAATGATAGACTTTCTAATCTCCTTTGATTGTTTCTCTAACTCTTTTCTGTGCTCTTTTTCTTTCTCCTTTGCCTCATTAATAATGTCATCATACTCCTGTTTGAAGTACTCCTTATTACTAATACGTGCTTCTTTAGCATCTTCAATATCAGTGCCAGCATTGAATGACTTGTCAGTCTCTCTTTTAGCTCTTTCCTGACTGAATCCTCTATTAATGAAGTCTTGGAAGATAAGCTTCTTTCTTAGATTGATACCCTTTTCAGACTCATCTGAAAGTGCTTCATCAGTGATGCTATCTAAGTATTGAATAGTTGATTCATACTGTCTGATCTCATCAGGTTCAACACCTACTTGTAAAGCTTCATCAATCTTTCTTTGTCTCTCATCAAGCTGATTCTTAAGGTAAGTATCCACAGCTTCTGCAAAGTCTTCTGGAGTTTTAATCTTACCTAAAGTTTCATCATCAAGGTCTGAGAGAATACCTTCCTCCTTCAAAGCACTGGCAATGGAAGAGTAGAAGTTAGCTTTGGAAGAAGCACCAGTACCTTCATCAGGATTGGTATTCTCTTTGCCTTGTGTATCTACTTTCTCACTACCTACGCTCTCTGGTTCCTCAAATAACTCATCAGGGTTAACTGGTGGAACCTCAGTAGTTTTATCTTTATCTTTGTCTCCTTCTTGTGCAGGTGGAGTGACCTGTGTTTCTTCAGTATTGTCATCAGTAAACAGTGTTTCCACTTCATCTGGTGACAGGATATTATCCATGTCTAATCCTTCCATATAAACTCTCCTCCATTATTAAACTATGCAAAGATAAAGTAAACTTTCTAATTGTGCAATACTATAAGTCTAACTGTCATTTGAGTATTAGTAAGATACTTAGAGTATTGACAAAAGAAAGGGGAGCAGAGTTAAACTTAACTCCCTCCCCAACCTTCATTCTATTCTATAGTAATGCATATTTCCTCTCCAGCTTTATGTGCTTTGAGAAGAGCTGTCATTAGCTCATAGAAGGTAGCTGTGCTATTAATAACCTGCCCCTTTACTTTATTCTCTCCACAGAGTATACAACCTAATGTATCCTCTGGTTTGTTTCCTACATGGATAAGCACTCCACTATAACCTTTAACATCAATTAGTCTGGGCAACTTACCATTGTATGGTTTAGCCCATGCTCTATTCTGGAACTTAGGACTGACAGTATCCATATCTATCTTGTAAGTTCCATAAGGAATTGCTGTCTTTCCATAGACCTTCTTATTCTGTATCTCCAGAAGAGATTGTGTTTCATGGAGACCTCTGTCAGTATCTTCCAATGAATTGCAGAAAAATACATTATCAACATATAGATTTCCAATTGTATAATCTTCCTTCTTAGCTATTCTCTTCAAAAGTAATTCCATATTTAATTTTTTTTTATTTGTTGAATAACTCTTTATAATTTCCTTGTCTAAGTTGACAACTCATGTCTGTACAAATGCTTGTAAGCAAGTTCATAACTTGTTGTCTTAACTCCTTTACTTCCTCCTCAAGAGAATCACTTCTTTTAAGGGCTACCTCAAGTCTTTGTCTGTTATCATCAGACAGTTGCTTATAGAAGTCCAAAGACTCTTTCATATTTTTTATCAGGTTATTATCTACTTCAGTATTATATTTCTTTCTTGCAAAAAACCAAGCTGTCCATCCAGAAGTAAAGGTAGTAACCACCCCTATTATTGCTGTAATTAGTACACCACTCTCAATCATAATTATTTAATAATTTCTACAAACCTTTGGGTTTTGTTTTTAACATAAGGATTCATCTCTCTTACTTGTACTTCTACTACAGTCATCTTCTTCTGGAACCACCTAAATAAGAAGAACTTCTTTGGTGGGTTCACAGTCTCCCTTTTACCACTTATGAATGTATATCTCTCTAACTCTATCTCAGGTTTTAATGCTATAGTACTTGGGAATTTCAAATGAAGATTAGTTCTAAACCACCTATCTCCCACTATAGTATCCAGCTTTAACTGAGGGTCTCTAAATAGAGTATCTTTTAGAATAATAGTATCAGCTCTTTGTGCATGACTTGCTTCATATTGAAGCTGTTGTAACCTATTATCCTTTATACCTAATTCCTTCTGGACCACTTTCATCTTCTTAATGATTGAATCATTAAAGTAATTAAGCTGTTCTATTGTTAATTTATAGACTTTAGTATCACCTCTCAAACCACTTAGTTCAGCATCATAAGCCTTAATATTTTCATAAGCTATAGCATATTGATTACTTAGTTTTTTATTAGTATATCCTAAGAAAGATATGATACCTACTAATATAATTATGGATATAATTAGATATTTATTCATATATTTTTAAATTTACTATCATCTTCTTGATTAAATACTTCTAGTTTTAATAATACCATATTAAATTTTATTTAAAAATACAAGAGAGAATTAAATCTCTCTTGTATAATGTTATTGCGAAGGTTCAGAGTTGAGCTAAACAACACACCTTCTCAGCTATATTCCTTGCGAAAATTTTTTGAATCTATACCGATTTTAATTTACAATTTTTCTTTGTTATCTTAAACATTGCTTTGATAAAAAGAACAGAATATTGATTTCGCTATTTTGCTTAACTCACCTAGTTATTCTACTAATCGAGGATGCACCAGTCTTCTGCGAAGATGTCTGAGATAGAAGGATGCCATGTGTCGACAGTACCCTGCGCATTCTTCATACGAATGCAATAACCACATTCAAGAGTGTCATTATTACCAAATGCTTCAAGAAGCAATGGGTCTTTAATCCACTCGCGCTTCACTACGCTTTTTGGAAGAAGCCAAAGGTACATACCCTTGCCATTCCAACCGATGCGACACACTTTCTTACCTTCTTTGAGTGCGCAGATAGCTGCGCCAAAATCTAAATTCTGTTTCATGTTATACTTACTTAACCGTGATGTAGAGGGCTTAATTGTTATTTCCGAATTACATTACTAGAAAGTCTTATTTGCAATGATGAATGATGACATCTTTTCTCCGATATTTGCAAATCCATTGTAAGGGTGAGTTCCGTCCGTATTGTAGAAATACTGACTGAAATTGTATTTATTCCAACCAAGTGTCCAGTACATGTCGCAAACTGGGATATGGTTGTTTTTCACAACATTTGAGATTTCGGAAACATACTCTGCAAGCGTTTTGCCCTCGGATGTGGTATATACATCCGACCATGTTGCATCAGTTCTCTCTGCAATGGTGTCGCCAATCCAACGGACAATAGGAGTAAACCAATAGACCTTTACATTCTTGTAAGTTGACATCAATGAACTGATGATATAATTGATTGCTCCTAATGTATTGTTTACATCGGTTGAATCGGATGTGCCAAGATGACGACCATTGTTCCAGTCATTAGTACCTGCAAAGAATGTTACAACATCAACCTTGCTCCAATCAATCGCCTTGAGCCTTGCAATTATAGGTGTATTGTCATCACCTGCATTGTCCCTTACCCAAATGGCACAATTATCGGTAATGGTGAAATCCTGCTTAACACATGCCTTTATAAGATTGCAGATATCTAGTCCTGCATATCCCTGCATAGATGTGGTCGGATTCACTACTGGAGTTGTCCTCTGCCTCAATTGAGTTCCACCAATACCGACATTAATGACTGTCGCTCCAGTAATATCTTCAATGTAGTCACTATACCTTTTACCACCCGTAGAAAACTTCGTAATGGAATCGCCAAAGCAGACAATCGTCTTTCCCTGCAATGGCTTCTCCAACGAGGTTACTCTTTGGGTAAGTCCCCCTACCTGTGTGGTGACTATTTTCCATACACCATCAATGGATGCATCGTAATTGTAAAGGTTGCAGACAAGGAATGACTCACCCTCTTCTATTGTTACCATAGCAGGATTTGTCCTTGAATCAACAATTCCACTCTTTCGGATGACTGTTCTATCCGAATTTGCTGTTACCCAAAGATTTACATTTGCCGTTGTTCCTGCACCTATAATCTTAAACATATCACCCTTTGATACATTAACATAGACACAATTGCAGCCTTGAAGGGTTGCGAGATTTCCCGATGAAGGTATAAAAGTATTCATAGAATTAAAATACTTATTCTCCTTCTCTGGTTGCTTTTCCTCTATTGTCTCCTCAAATCCATTGACTTGGTCATGCAGCGAGTGCAACTCATCTGGATTAAAATCTCCAACCTTTTTATTGAGTTTCTGCACATCCTCAACCATTGCGAGTGTACTTTCCTTAACTTCCTCAATGTCATCAACCATTCCATCAAAATGAGCGATGGACAATCGTGCAACCTTGTCCGTATCTACATAATCCGCAAGGTTTACATAGAGGAAGCCATCCTCCGTAATCTCAACAATGGCAGGTGTCTCACGATGGCTGACATTCTTTTCAACTGCAATGACAATGTTGTTATTTCCGGTATATGCATACAATCCCACCGCATTACTTATTCCCTTGCCGACAATCTTGTATTTCTCACCTGCGACAACTGCAAACTTGTATGTATGCGTATCTGCAAATGTTCCTTGACCGCTAGAAAATGCATTGCCTATTGTCGCACTTGTAAGGTTGTAGTATTTGTCCACCGCAGTCGCAGGAATGTCCGTCTCCTCGGTCTGGTCATATCCGTTGACCTGCTTGTCAAGGTCATCTATGTCCCCCTCTAACTCGGTAAATTTGTCAGTAATTTCACTCAAATCTGAACGAAGAGAATCTAACTCTGTTGTAACAGCATTTTGAGACATAACTTCTGTAGTACTGGTTCCAGTAGTTTGAACTACCCCAGCAGCTATAGATGTAAACCTACCATTATTAACCCATCCAGTACTATCTTTAACATATAACTGATATATAGGATTAGTTTGGTCAGTGTCACTTGGGTCATAAGTAGGACCTACACCATATACATCTCCTTGAGCTGCTCCTGTTGGTAAAGCACCTACAGTAGCTACATAGCCTTTAATCGTAAAATTAGTAGTAAACATTCCACTTAAATCAACCCAAGTAGAGCCATTATCTCTACTAATCTGTATCTTACCTACATTATCAGCTTGGCTACTTCCAGTAGTTCCAGTAAACCTAAACCATGCTGCAATATAATCAGAAGTATCTTCCCAAGTAACTCCTAAGTCTTTAGATACTTGAAGCTTATTTCCTGAGTTTCTAAATTGGTAAGCTAATTCATCAGAGACAACTATCCATGTAGCACCTAAGTCTACTGATTGTTCTAACTTGTTATTATGTACTCTAAACTGTGTATAAACAGGATTAGTAGAAGCATCTACCCAAGAACTACCATTTGTATAAGATACCTGCAAACGATTATTACTTCCTACTCTTAACATAGGAGTAATACCTTGTTCTCCTTGAGCTTTGGTAGTAGTTACTACTCCATTTACCACCCAATATCCATCAGATGATATACTAATATCTCCTACAAGCATATTAGTCCCTACTCTCCAATTAGATAAATTCTTCCAAGAAGCATCATCTATAGCTTCCCCAGCATACCATTCAGTTACTACAGTTTTATCATATAAAACATAAGTAATCCATAATCCAGTCTTTCTAATAGACATAGGAACTTGTAATCTAGTTAGTTCTCTACTTCCATTATAAGATAGAAAGTACATGTTAAATCCTGATAATATTTCATTTAAATTATTACCAGACTCTCTATCTTCCACTGCATCTATAAAAGTCTTAGGGAAGATGTCTTCATATCTTCCCTCTTGACTATTCTTTTTAATTAATTGTTGTATATCTTTCATATATTAATTATGTTAAAGGTGTTCCATCTATATTAGTCCAGTCTGTGCCGTTCCAAACTATGAATTTTTTCAACGTGGTGTCATAGTATGTCATTCCTTCCATATCCCCCATATAACTCGAATAAGTAGGTCTCTCAGCAGTAGTACCCCTTCTTTTATAACCTACATCATACCCATCTGCACTAACCCATCTTAGATAGCCATCATGTACACCTTCAAAAAATATAGGCACTGAGTTTGTAGTAACAAAAAACTTTGTACCTGTAGGGATAAATGAACTGTCTGAGGGTCTATCACTTAGGCTCCCGTATTCTTTAGACCCCTTTTTAAGACCATTCACATCTATCCATGCGTAGTCTTCTTTGAAGAATGGCTTTTTATAATGAGTATCAAAGTGTATTTGACCCACTATTGGATTTTCGGGGCTTGAATTATAGGTAACACTCATGGTAGTGACATTATTAGCTCTAAGGAGCTTAAATGCCGAATATGTAACTTCTGTTAATGTTTCAACTATTCCCCATTCTAACCCTTCTATATAAATATTCTCTAAATATACTTTATTACCTATTATAGCAGTGACACGAGTAATTCTTTTAGATATATGTTCAGTAGCTATTGATAAATAATCACCTACCTCAAGACCTTCAATAGTGTTCAATTCAAGATAAGTATCAGGATAATAACATAGATTTCCTGATAATGTGCCTGTCCTTATAGTCCCTGACTCGGAAATATAAAACTTACTTCCATCGTTACATATAATATAATCATTTATATTATATGTACCTGATGTTGGCTGTGATGGCAAACTTATAATTCTTTTAGTTGTTTCTAATATATGTTTTTGATAACAACTCTCTATTTGATTATCAACAAACTTAGTATTAGTTCCGTTATCTCTACAGAATAATGAAACATATATACTATCTTTATAAAATGTAAAGATATTATTTCTTACAATAGTATTATTAATATTGTGGGAAAATTCAAAGAGATATATATAGTCATTATACTCTTTTTCTGAAATTTTGAAACAATCCTCAAATATGTTATTATAAACAGAAAACCCTTCACAAGTTTTTGAAGTACTTATCCAAATTAAACCACCTACAAATCCACTAAAAATATTATAACAAATAGAAATTGATTCCATATATTCTGTGTTTACAAATCTAACGGCTCTTCTAAGTATAGAAGATGTAGTAATTTTATATGGAATGCCTTCAAATTTATTATTTTTAATTGTAATATTTTCAATTTTAGCTTTATATTGTTCACTATAAATTGTACCTATAACCGTTTGACAAGTACAAACATTTTCAGCAACCGTTAAATTGCCTAAAACAACACTATCATTTTCACCTTGTCCCCATAACACAATAAAACTATCACAATATACCTCATTATTTGCTATTAGATTTAAACCTGATTTAGGTGCTAATAAACTGCCACGATAGGAGGAAATATTAAATGCAAACCTTACATTCTTTATAATATTTCCTGTTGCAACAAAATATAAACCATGTACTTCAATACCACCATCCATACAACTTGAATCAGTGTCTAATTTATTTACATCATCTATAATTGTGTTATTGAGAATATGGCAGTGAGTTCCTTCTACGTATATAGCAGATTGGTCATGGTTTGTTTTTCTTTCACAATTATGAATTAAGTTATTAGATATTCTTATATTAGTGTTAGTGTACCTTCCGATTTGTATAGCATTACTGCCTTTTAATAAGAAAGTACAATTATTCACCACAATATCCTTTACCCCATAAATAAAAATACAATCTCCTCCATGTTGGTCTCCATATAAAGGTTTAGGCTCATAATATTCTCTATTTTGGTTAAACGTAATGCCTTCAATATAAATATCCTCAAACCCATATCCGTTAATATTAACAAGTGGGCCTGTCTCATTACTGGTGCATCCAATTATAAATGAATAATAGTCTTTATCATTTAATCCTGAATTTGTTAATATAGTACTGTTAACTTTAGAATATAAATGAAGATGACTTTTTATTAATAGCCCGCCATTTTTAACTAAATATTTTTCCTTATTAAGTTGCATTGTGATACGATTTTCACAAGCAAAATCAATACATTTTTGTATGCTTTCAGTATCATCAGTTAATCCATCACCCTTTGCACCAAACCATTCTGGAAAAGACCACTCACTATTCCAATTACCTTTTAAGCTAATAGAAGTATCAAAGATTTGTTCTTTTACTAAATCTATTGTCGTGTAGTTTCCATGGATGCAACCTCCCTTAAATTTACCGCCCTTAAATTTTAAGGTACACCCTTCTTTAAGTTCAATTTCAGCCCCATTCAAATCAAAATCATATCTAATTTCATATATAGTATTAGGGTTAGAAATCATATCTGGATAAAGAACATTTTTCTTAACTTTACCATAGATAGGGTCATCTATTTCAACTATATTCTTTCTAAGAATAACTCTACCAAGACCTGAGAAATCTTCAGGATTATATTCTCTATCTTTCAATGATAGATAAGCATTACCATTTTCATCTGGTAATGACTTAGTTAAATCTTCTTCATCAGGAAGAATAGAATCAAATATGAACTTTTCCCAATCAAAAGGGTTATTCCATAAAGTAGGGTTATTCCATTGATTTAACTTGCCAGTGAATTGGTAGATTTCCCAATTCCCATCAGTATTAAGAAAAGTAATTACCTGACCTTCCTTCCTACTCCTGAAAGGAATAAGTTGTATTGCTTGGTCTATTGAGATGTAGCTCTCACCATATTTGTCAGTAATATTTAAGAAGTCTGATACACCTAGTAAGAAGAATTGGTCCACAATATCTTTTACTGATGTTTTTACATTCTTGCCATCCTGTACAAGAACTACAGTTTCATTTCCTTTAAGAGGAGTTGCAGCTCCAACAAAATCAGTATCTTTTCTATTGTTTGCAAGGAGCCACTTCTCTATCTTTCTATAATCTTCTTGTGTAAAAAACATAGTATATTAATTTGAATCTCCAACCATTATATCTGCCACCTTTAATGCAGACAGAATTGCATTCACCTTAGTAACTACTGTTGCTAACTCAGCTCCAGTAGCTAAATTATCCACATTAGTAGCCTTCTTTACACCCCCTATTGTACTTATAGTTGCAGCAGGAAGAGTGTAAGCTGGAGGTATAGTAGGTTTGTCTGATAAGTCATTATAACTTCCACTTGTAGCTACTGTAGCAAAGTTTGGTTTATTAGTTATACCATCCCAATCTACTGAGCCTTCAATAGCTGCTTGAATGTCAGCCCAACCACTAGGTCCAAAGTACTTTAATGAGCCTTTGAATAACCACATATCATTCTTTGATGCTGGGGCAAATTCTGACTCAATTATACTATTAATTCTTTTCATATTACTTAGTATTATTTGGTTTCTTATTTATTTGTTTCTCTCTTCCAAATATAACCACCTGCTGTCTTTTGCCTACCATTACAGCAAGCAGTTATATGTGTTACTTTTATATTCAATTCTCTTTCTACGTCTGAAATACAATCCCAATATCTTACAAAGATATCTTCTTTAGTATATTGCTTAACCATTTTACTGGCAGGATGGTTTTTCCCAAACTTCCCAAAAGTAGGATTAGTTTCATGTCTACCAAACATTGGGTTATTTATTCCTGAAAGAATACCTTTTCTACTTTCAGACATCTTTCTTTTAGATTCAGTAGAATGATGCCATCCAGTATGAGTATGCCCAGCTCCTAAAGCTCCATCACCTCCATCAGTTATGTTATAAGATAAGTTATGTATTTTATACCATCTAATTAAGTACCTTTCAGTATATTTAGCTTCTAGTTCTGATACATTATCTAGTATTATTGTATGAGTAAAGTTGTCCCAACCATATTTAATAATAGCTCTCTTAAATAATATCTGTTCATCAGTTCTTGTATATCCTTTACCATTATTCCACCTATATTTAGGTTTTAATTTAGTAATACCTACATATACTTTTCCTGATGGAGAAGTATGTTTATATACACAATAATTATTCATTTGATTTCTTTCTAGATTGCCTCAAACTAATTTTATCCTTTAGCTGATTATCCTCTCTATGCTTTTGCTTTTCAAAAGCAAGTTTAGCTTTATCTAAAGCTAGTTTAGCATCAAACTCTTCCATCTTTTGCAATAAATTAGCTTTAGCTTCTTCACTGAACTCTATATCCTCACTAGTCTCTTCACCAGCATATTTGCCCATTTGAGCTACAATGATCTTAGTTTCATTGTCTCTTATATTAGATTGCTCTTTCTGTTGTAGTTCTGCCTGCTTCTGTTGTGCCTGCATCTGAGCTATATTCTGTTGAGCTTCTAACTGTTCTTGCTGAGCTTGTTGCTGCCTCTCTCTAATCTGCTGCTCATCCTTCTCAATCAGTCTCTGCTTTTCAGCAAGTGAAGAGGAAGTATACAGTTTAGTAATAGTAGAGAATGAAAGAGTCTGAGTCTGTAGAGCAGCCTGTGCTAATGTATCAAGTTTACTATTCAGTTCTTGAGTGCCATTGCTGTTGTCTACCACTAGTCCATAGTCAGCTTCTGAGAACTCATCCCCATCTATTTCCATGATTCTGGTAGATGTATCTGACAGGATGTATTGGAACTTCTTGCTTCTTCCTTTAAGGGCAATCTTAGCTGTCTCCAAGAAGCATTCAAGAACTCTCTTCTTGACATCCTCATGCTGTATAAATAGCCATTCAGTGATATGACTAGACTGTAAAGTAGCTCTCTCAACACCACCTACTGTCTCTCTGTTGGATATTTGACCTTCTCTTTGCTTAGTGATGCCTGCAACCTCAGCCATCTCCATCTTGATGAACTCTAATAGGTTAGTTAGCTGTTGTATGTAGTTACCTTGGTCCAGTGAAATACCACCAGAAGAAGCATTATTCATAGCTCCAGCTAGTTTACCAGCAGCTGCACCATAGTTACCTTCTTTAAAGGAGTCCTCAACTAAGATGTGATTAACTTTAGCATAGTACATCCATTTATCAACATCCCAAGTAGATGGAACCTTAGCTAAGTCCAGTCTTACAAGTGAGCCCCAGTTATTAGCTATAGCCTTATTCAGCCTGTCATGAATCACATCATACAGATAGTTGTAAGGCTTCATCATATCTACTAATGAGAAGGGTCTGCCTTGATTAAGGTTATACACTGAACCTACTATACCAAAGTGACATCTTGATGGGTTTGAGAGTCTGTTATACTGTACTAGCCTTGGTCTCATATTAACAAATATCTCATTACCAATCATAGTACCTTCCCATGCTTCATTAATCCACATAGAGTACTCCTCTTCACCCTTAGTTACATCTATAGTATAGTCTTCAGGATAGAAGTTAAACTCTTCTTCACCTGTCTCAGGATTATAAGACTTAACCTTCTTGATCTTTCTCTTTGACTTCCAGTATATTCTAAGTACTCTTAAGTTACCAGCTAAGTCATAAGGCAACAGTGAATAACCTACACTGTCTGGGAATAGATTAGCAGGGTCAAAGTAGAATCCATCAGAAGTAGTGATCTCATCACCAATCATGCTGGCATTCACAAAGCCATATCTCTCATCTATATTACCCATACTGTCTACTGTATTCTGACCTATATGGTCAGGCAGAGACTCTATATATTCAATGTCCTTCTTAGTCAGTACATCATAGTAACTATCAATAACTTTGCCAGGAGACCAGTAATCCTCAAGTATGATGATATCTGCATCTTCAGCCTTATTACTATAGCCAGACTTGAATATTCTCACCTTTAGTGGATTCAATCTGTCAATAACAGGTTCACCTCCTACTATATCACACTGGTACAGTTCTTCACCTACAGTCATAGCATCCATGAAACCATCATTAAACAGCAGTGGAATGTTATATTCCTTGATGTAGTGATTAAGCAAAGCATTAGCTCTTATCTCTTTAAGGTCCTGCCACTCATATGTATAGTAGTCATTAATCTTCTCTAGTTCCTGATTGAACTCATCTTCACTCTGAGCTGTATCACTAATAGTTTCCTGTAGCCTCTGTAATAACTCTGCCTTCTTGTTATTTTCAATTTCAGAGATGGCAAGAGGGTTAGTTACAACTACTCTGAAATCAAAGACTCTCTTTGACTCTTCCCCTCTTAGCACATTCAGCTTACTATTCATTATAGGATAGTGCTGTATTCTATCTGGTATATATCCTGCCTCTAAGTCATCAGGATTCAATACTAGTTGCATATCCTGCATATTAAGCTTTCCTCTAAGGAGATTGTAGTTAATCTGCTTATGGATAACAGACTTTCTGACAAGACTATAATTAAAGAATGTCTTATTATTTCCCCACAAAACACACCTGCGTCTCCAAGCCTTAGTTTTCTGGCTAAAAGGCAACATCTGCCTTGGAAAATTGGCGAACTCCAAATTCATATAGTATCCTCCTTATATCTCCATATATAACCATACGAAGATTTTCTCTTACCATTACAACAATCACTAATATGATTTCCTTTCTTTTCAAGAAATCTTTCAGCTTCTATTGCTGAGGTAAATTCTCTTATTATGGTATTATTAATTTTATCTATCATAAAAACTGGTTTGGATAAACCTATTCTTATTTTATCTCTAATCTCTTTTGATATAGTTTTCCTGTAATTAGGATGTAAATTACCAGATTTATATTGATAAGGTTTTACTCCTTTTAGTCTACTTTTTGCTTCTTCAGTTGTAATATTCTTCCAACAATTTAAGGCGTGTATTCTTTGCTGATTAACTCTTTCTATTGAATGTTTTCTCCCATATTGAGAAGATAGAGGTCCTTTATACCTCCTTAATTTCTCTTTTGTTGATTCAGACATAGCAAAAGTACCTTCTCCTCCATTAGATATATTATAGCATTTTTCTTTCTTCCTATATCTTTTAATAAGTAACTGCTCTTCTCTACAAGCCATCTCTTTAGGTAATTTTTGGAAGAGAACTATATGCTCAAAGTTATTCCATCCATATTTCCTTATAGCAGAAGTAAAATGTGGATTATTCTTATACCCACACCTCCACCTAAGTTCAGGATTAGTGTGGTGTGTTATTCCTACATACACTTTACCATTAGTCTTATTAATGTGAAGATATACTATATACTTCTCTCCTCCTACCATATATCTCTATTAAACACTGCAAAAGTAAGTAAATTAATTCACTTACACAAGTGCATAAGTGAATTAGTTACTCATACTTACATTATTTACTAAATTTACTGATTGTAGCTTCTATGCATCTTCTGAAGCCTCTTTTCATAGTTCTTTTCAAAGTACTTGTCATTACCAAGATAGCTCTTCTGCACTCTCTCAGTCCTCTCTTCACTGAAGTCATTCTGATACTGTATAACCATGTACTCTCTTAATAACATGAGAGCACCAATAGCTGATATTCTATCATAATTACCCATAGACTCCCATTGAATAGATTCCTGTATAAGAGCCCTAGCCTTTAATGTATGAAGCCTTGTGGTGGTAATCTCAGTAGCCTGTCCATCTATCTCCTTCACCAGAGTCACTGGTGCTAACAGCCAGCTTCTATATAGCAGTCTGGCATAGGCATTAATGAACTTATTAGCTGCAAAACCCTTACTCTGATTACCTACAGAAGGCATCTTGACTACTTCTTTATCCTTAAGATAACCAATAGTGTCACTAAGCAAACTCAGTGAGTTCATTCTATTGAAGTAGGCAAACAGACCCTTCTTATTATTCTCATAGTTATCCTTTGCATTATAATAGATAAGCAGTAATCTCAACTGCTCATAGTAGTCATCTGCAAAGGTTGGTCTACCAGTATACTCAGCTACTATTTCATCTGTCCACAAGTCTAATATGAATGTAGACTGAAGTGATAATGACTCTTTAGCTGCATCATCATCTACAGGGTCAGTACCTGCTATATATCTATTTGCAGGAACTATACCATCTTTATTCTTCTTAGGTAATTGATATATCTCTATACCTCCATCCAGTCTGTTATCCTTATGTGGGAACTCTCTGATAATATTAACATCTGAAGGTACAAACTCAGGCACACCATTCTTAATAGTCATTCTGCCTGTATATACATCATCAAATATATGAGGATTAGCATCAATCTCATTCTTCCTGTCACTCAACTGAGCAGCTGGGAACATAGAAGATTCCTTCCTCATAATAGCCTCCTGAATAGTCAGAGGTCTTTCAGCAACTACCTGAGTTAGTCTGTTAGGGTCAGTAGAGTTATACTTAACATCATATCTCTCTTTGAGGATATCAAGTATAGTAGCTACTACATCTGAGACACCATCTTTATTGTAGTATCCACCTCTGTTCAGGTATGCTCCAAAGAAGAATATAGTCTTACCTTCACCATTAGTGTTCTTGTCATACAGGTTAGGCAGAGCATATACATTATAGCCTTTTGGATTATAAATCATCTGCAAGATACCATAGAAATTTGAGCCCTCAGAACCACCAGTACCAATACCAATCATCTGTCCCCAAACATCCTTACCATCCCTTACAGAAGGTTCATTTACAGTCCATACAGTCTGGAATTTAGGGAATCTACCCATCTCTTCATAGATGATTTTAGCCCCTCTACTACCTCTACCCTTCTCTGCATCATCATTAGTAGTGATACCATAAGTACCATTCCTAGTACCCTTCTTCACACCAGTCTCTGGGTCAATGTATCCCATTTCCCATACCATCTTATCCAGTGATGAGTATAGTCTGCTAGCAGGCCACTGCATATGCTCAGCACATACATCTATACATGCTTCAAACTTCTTAAGAGTACCATCTTTGTTACTCAAAGTATCCTTGTTAGATGCCATAATGAAGGAGTTCACCTTCTTATTATAGTGCTCATTATCACCTAATATGAATAGTCTGGCAAGCATAGAAGCACATGAGAATGACTTACCAGCACCTCTGGTTGCTATCTGTAATGCATCATGACCACCTTCCCAGTCATACATTCCCCCATATCTGGCTTGATGTATATAATGGAACCATAGATAAGAACCTTCCCAAGGTCTAGGAGTAGATGTCTTTCTATTTACAGCCTTAGCCTGTCCTTCAATCTTCTCAGTAAGCTCCATAGGCATGAAGTTAAGGTAGAAATACATCTCACCTGTTACCCATTCACCATCTTCTGGTCTTACCATACCATACCAGCTTCTGTGTGTCTCCATTCTAAGCCACTTCATGTACTCAGAATTAGGGTTACCATTAGGTCTTAAGCCAGTGAATCTGCCATACTTCTGAAAGTACAGGCCTGTCTGTCTGAAGTAGTCCATGTCCTCAAGTATATGAGGATTCATGACATCTACAATTATCTTACCAGACTCATCTCTAGGTAAGTCTCTAGCTCTTAGTCTGTTAGGTGAGATTAGCCTCTTAATAAACTCAACATTGTTTATCACATCAAAGAACTCATCTCTAACCTCTTTAGGATATGCCTCTAATAGTTCATCTGTAATAGGTGTTTGAAATTCATTTGTCTGGTATAATACTTTCATATGTACCCTCCACTAATTGATTGAATATGTCTGTCTGAATGACCTCATAGATTTTAGTCAGAGCAGCCATCTCAATATGCTTAACCACTATCTCTTCCTCTGTTGAAACAATTCTCCCAGTATAAACTACCTCTATTACCTTCTGAGGTTTGTCAGCACCCACCAAGTTAATCTCAACATGAGCTGTTTTGTATGCTCTGAAACCAGTCTCAGTCTGAGAGACCCATCTTCTTACCACCAGAAAGCTATTAACATTGAGGTCTCTCTTTCTCCTAACTTCAGATATATACTGGTTCAGAGCATTAACTGCATCTTCTATTCTCATATTACTCCATCCTCTAGTATGTTCTTCTCTCTTTGACCTCTCATTTTACTATTCTCAACTATCTCTTGTGCTACAGCCTTCTCTGCCTTCATTAAGTTCTCTGCCAGTTCAGGAACCTGCTTGACAGCAGAGGTGAAGGTGTTAATTGGATATAAAGGCTTACCCTTATCATCTTTAGCATCAAAATCAAACTCCCTCAAGTACTTTCTTAGTTTAGCAACTGCTGCCTTAGTATCTTCAAGAAGCTCTGATGATGTGGTTATAACTGAATCACCATAAGACTTCATTGCTTCTAGTACTATCTTATCAGGCTTCCATCCTTTAGGTAGTCCCTCTTCATCTATGATCTTAGCTGCTCTTGTGTCTGGGTCAGCTATATAAGAGTAGGTACTTCTAGGGTCTACCATGAAGTAGATATAACCTAGCTCCATAAGAGCTTTGTCCTTGCTTCTAGTCTTATCTCTGTTCCAAATAGTCTTAATAGACTTTACCAATAGTGCCTCAGGCTCTACTGTCAGTGTATATGATTCAAACTTTAATAATCTCATATGTATATAACTAAAAAGCCTGCCTACATCTCTGCAAGCAGGCTCCATTATTAATTCAATTCAATGCTTGGTTTACCTCTTAACTGCTCCTCAGTTACAATGGTGGGAGTGGGGTTAAAGTCCTCTACTTCCTCATACTCTTCAACTACATAACTGATGTCTCTGTCTTGTAGTTTAAGGATTGGCTGACCATCAATCTCAATGAAATCAAACTGATATGAAATCATAGTCTCATACTCTTCTGTAGCCGCACCAATTGAGTTCTTCTTCTGATATGGCTTACCAAATCTAGTTGGATTCACACATACTAAATCACCCACATTGATACCATTTACATGAGGTCCTACAGCTATAACTCTCTGGAACTCCTTAATAGTCTTGTTAGCCTTTGAAACATCAATCAAAGAACCAACCTTCATATCTCTCTCTTCCAACATCTCAGCAGTTGTGTACACATCTGTGAACATTGGTCTAATCTTCTTTACTACTATCATCTCTTAACTTCCTTATGTATTCAAATCTCTTCCTTACTCCCTGCATCCTATCATAAGTACAAGTTAACTTGCCTAGTGATGGGATATTAAAGTTAGTCTTTAACTTACTAAACTCTTCTTCACTCAGTTCCTCTTTAAGAGGAAGGTTTACTATAGTCTCTCTGATGAATAACCAGTAAGACTCATATGCTCTTTTAACTACTTCAAGTGGTATGCCAGTATCATCAGCCACCTGCTTCAATGCATCTTGGTAGGTCATTTTATATCAAATAACAGCATTAGTTTGAATGCTCCATTCTCCTCTGTGATATTAGGAATGAACCTAGGGTTAATCCTATTATCAATAATAACCTTATTCCTTCTCAACTTACCCATAATGACCTGAAAGTAAGCCAGTGTTATATCACACTCTTCTCTTATCTTCTTCTTAGTATCTTCTGACATAAGCACCTTATCAAGTATCTCTTGGTCTGATATGACCTTACTCAGTTGATGCCTCTTATAGGTGAATGCTGTGATTACATCTATCTCTCTGTCAGTTAACTTATGGAATGGTTTGAGGAACTCATACCAGTATCTAAAGAACATCTGAAGTGAAGTAGGTATTCTAATTACATTATTAGCTGCCACTTCCATAGTATCCTCCTTATTCTTTCTCTTCTTCTGGTTCTGGTGCAAACATCATGTTCTGAATCTCATCTGCACACTGCTTCTTGAAGTCTGCTGAGAATGCTTCACTTGTGCTGTTTACCACTGCAAACAAGTAGTCTAGCCTCTTGAACAGATTAGTCATGTTCATCTCTTCAACTACCTTTCTGAGCTTCTTGTTCTCATCAAATAAGCTTCTTGCTTGTTCACTTGTCTGATGTAGCATACCTCTTAATTCATCTATGCTGAACTCTTTTACAGCACAAGCCTCTTCCTTCTTTACTTTCTCCATTATTTCTTGTTTATATATTTACCACCATACATATGACCATACATCTTCTCCCAAGTATGTATGTCTGTCTTAGCTGTTGTAGTGCAGCCACACTTATCACAATAGGGTTGCCCATTGACATCTCTTATTGCCAGGGATAAACAGTGAGTGCAGTATTCTACTGGTTCAGCATTATAGTCCTGCTTTAATTCTTCCATAAATCTCTTTCTTATATTCATTATTCACCCTACTATGAGTACCTTTTCTACCAGAGGTGTTAGCTCTGTTGTTAAAGGGTCTCTTAGGTATCATAGTACCAAACTGAGTAACCTTGTTTCTTCTCATCTGTCTAGCTACAGACTTATACCTGCTCACTGCATCAAATACCATCAAGTCTCTTAATGAGTTAGGACCCTCCACAACTACATTAGGATTAACCTCTTTCACTTCTTCTGCCTTCTCTGGGAATCTTAATCTACTCTTCATGTTTTCTATATTTAAGTGTAATACACCAGAACATACTGTTCACCTTGCTTTACCAGTGATACTATCTGTTCTCTTTTAATCTCCAAATCATTAGCTGCTTGAACAATTCCTCTTATGGTGGGTCTATCTATAGCTACCATGTAGGATGATTCTTCTCTCTTCTCTTCCTTTGCCATATTGCTTTGATTAAATAAGGGGCAAGCCAGGACTCGAACCTGAACTTGAGATTATGAGCCTCATGTGATGCCAATTTCACCAACTTGCAAGTAACCTGAGGGGGATTTGAACCCCCAACTCATAGGGTTTAAACCTATTGTGTCTACCAGTTGCACCACCAGGCTATCAGTCTGTTAACTTAAATCTGAATACATATTGATTGATATTCAGTATGAAAGTCTCTGTCTCTGACTTAATACCTGCATAGATAGTCTCTTTAGGTATTGCATCATAGAACTCTACTGTTTTGTTTTGTATATACTTGATGAGTTCATCAGTACTTGAAGCATGGAATGGAACACCTCTTACAGTGTTAAATTCAAATGATTCTCCTGTTATCCCCATAGCTGATTCAGCTACTAGGTCTTGGAAGTTTCCAACTACTTCAAGGAAGCCATCAAGGTATAGATGTGCTCCTCTCTTATCACTGTTAGGCAACTTGAGTGAAGCCCAATGCACATTCTTTATCTGTGTCTTTATGCCTTCTAGCACATTAACATATGTAAGGAAGAAGTTGAATATACTACTTCTAGAGTGAGTCTCTTCCTCATCATATATAGTTGTTAATAATGTCTCCATTTATCTCTTATTTGATGTTACAAAGGTATGTATTTTATATGAACTGTGCAAGTAAAATGATAGTTTATTTTGGTATTCTAGTCACTAAACTCTTCATTTTAACTTTATCTAACAGATTAACCCTTCCTCTACTCAATGCACCACACTTACATCTGTATAGCTGGTACTTGGCTGTCTGAGTATAATGGTACTTATCTATAGGTGTGAGTTCATGACTTCCACAGCTAGCACATATAGGTTCTTTAGAATCAAGGTACATACCAACATTAGGATGGTTCTTTATCCAAGGTCTTAACTTAAGATATACTTCTTCAAGTATCTCAGTGTCTTTGATGTTATACATCTCCATGTATCCAAGAGCTTCTTTATCCCCCATCATACACTTAGCCCATAACTCAAAGTCTGTATCCATCTTATGCTCTATACCAAAGTATCCAGCAAGTGCATCTAGCTTATTAGAACTGAATCCAAACTGCTTAGCTGCAACTCTTTTAGTATCAATCACTTGATATGTACTAGGAGGTGGGAACCCTAATAGAATGAATCTACTGTTGCATCTTGGTATATCAAAGTCAATGCCATTGTGTGCAATAATAATATCAGCTTCATCAAATAACTGCCATAGTCTAGCCATGATTCTCTTATCATCTTCCTTCAGAATCTCTTCAGGTGTAAGTACATCATGCATAGTCTCATCTGCATATAACCACTTAGCTGACCAGCTAATACAAAACCACTCTGCAAGAGTCTGTTCCAGATGAATGTTCTGCTTCCATCTTGACCATACATAAGCCTTCATTGGTGAAGTCTCTATATCAAATATAAGTATCTTAGGGAGGTTACTCCTAACCTGTGACTTTAACTTGTATATAGTATCTCTCTTTACCTTAAACAGCTTGGCTAGGTTTCCTGCTCCCATATTCATTAAGTATGGTTTAGCTTTCAACCTATCAAGAATCTCAGTTTCTGTCATACATTTAAGTTTAAGAATGTGTACCCCCTGTAGGAGTCGAACCTACAATGCCTAGAGCCTAAATCTAGTGTGTCTTAACCATTCCACCAAGAGGGCATTGAAGGGAAGCACACATATGTTTGTGCTATTACTGTTACCTTACAGGGATAACAAACCCTAAATTTCTTTGTTTCAGAAGAGTGGGAGTAGAGAGAATTGAACTCACATAGCCAGAGGCATCAGATTTACAGTCTGAACTAATTCACCACATTAAAGTACTCCCAAATGTTATCCCACTGAGGCTTGAACTCAGAACCCACTGGTTAAAAGCCAGTTACTCTACCTATTGAGCTATGGGATACTATAGTACTGAGGGTAGGACTTGAACCCACTGTCTTGAATGTATAAGATTCCTGCATTTACCAGTTGTGCTACCTCAGCATATTGGGGTGTAGCAGAGATTTGAACTCTATCCTCTGGAGTCACAATCCAGTGCTTTAACCAATTAAGCTAACTACACAGTTGAGATGAAGAGACTTGAACTCTTGACTCCCACCTTATCAGAGTGGTGCTCTAACCAACTGAGCTACATCTCAATAACCATTATACCTCTAACAGTATCAGTTCTATAATTTGAAGTAATGAAGATATGCCTATAGCTAGTCTGATAGCTAGCTTGTTAGTCTTCACTGCTTTTAAACCTGATGCACAAGTTTGTTTGCTTTCATCTAGGTCTATTCCTTTTACAAATGCTACTTGCAGTACAAGTAGAATCACTACTGATATTAATAACAAAGCTGTTTCCATACTTAATTACTTGGGTCTCCTGGATTAACTATTCCCAACATAACTCTCTGAGTCTCCACTCTCTCCTGTTCTTTAGTCTCAAACTCTAAGTCAAACAGACCTTCTAGACATGAAAACTTCATCTTCTTCTCTTTAACTTCCTTCTCCAGACTCCTTACTAACTCTCTAGCTTCATTCAGCTGATCTTCAGTCTCAATAATGTTATTATAAAGGTCAATAACCATCTGTTCAGCTTCAGGTCTGAATAACTCTGAGCTCTTAAAATGAACCTTCTTAATCTTTCTTCTGTCTTCTACTTCTACTAACATAATTTCACTACTTTAAGTTGCTGGAGAGATAGGACTTGAACCTACTATCTTCTGCTTAACAGGCAGTTGCTTATGGCCACTTAAGCTTCTCTCCAATATACAAACAGGGGTGTTAAAGCACACCCCCAAAGCTGAAAAATCAAACACTAAATTATAAAAACATGAAATATGTGAGTGGATACCTGTGGGACTTGAACCCCAATGTCTCAGTGCAAGTGAGAAGTGTTAGCCATTTACACTACAGGACCCTTGAGTACTATTGTATTGGGTATGGGATTTGAACCCATGATGACCACCTTGAAAGGGTGGTGACTTAACCTACTTGTCCAACCCAACATAAGAAGCTATACCTATCTTCACAGACCAATATAGCTATGAGTGAAATTCCATTCTTTAACATTATGAAAACAATCAAGTTACCCCAGCTGGACTTGAACCAACAATCTAAGAATCAAAGTCTTATGTGCTAACCAATTACACTATGGGGCAGTGTGGGAGATACAGTTCAAATATACAATTTATGGGTGTCATTTAAGTTCATTGAAATGGGGTCTGTATCTCCCTATATACTATTCTTACTTCTCTGCAAAGGTATGTAAAATACTTGAGATATGCAAATACTTAGTGTTAACAAATGTCAAGTCATTGACTCTCAATGTATTATATACCACCAGAAGTCTCTATTAAGTGGCTTGTCCACTAAAACTATTCTTCAGCATAGTTACTTAGAAGCTAACTTGTTGTTATCAACAGTGAGTCCAGCTAGTTTATTAGCCCACTTCTCAGTGTAGAAGTGATAGTAGTTAGGGTTCTTACACACTGTTCTATGCATAGCTGCATGAATGATTGAGGGTAAACCTATCACTAGTAAATAGAGTGGACCCAGTATCTTTGATTGCTTGACATGACCACTTTCATGCTGTATAGTCTTAGCTAAATCACTATATCTCTGGTACACAAAGATATACTTGCCCAGTGTTACTCCACCATTACTTCTCTTCAGATAGCATTCATACTCAGCATCTTCTTGTACTCTACTAATGATGTCCTTACTAATGATGGCTTTGTATCCAAGACCTATTAGGTTCTGTGGTAATTGCCATATCCAGTCACTTACAAACTTCAATACTTTATTCATAGTTCTATATAATTAGACTGCAAAGATATGTAATTTAATCCACAATTCCAAATATAATTGATTTTTTTTTTATTCTATTTTCTAGAAGATGCTTTTGGTGTGTAGGTGTGGTTACCAATTAACTCATGGTCCCCCCTTGGTTTTGAGTTTGGGGTTATCCCCCCTGTCATGTTTGAGGGGGATTACTCCATTCATGCATCTGAGTATTAATCATTAAAATTGTCTATTATGAAAGAGTTAAGTACATTGCCTGAAGCACTGCTAACAGCATTAGAGTCATTCTATGATCTACATATTGCTGAGATCATACTATACAGTAGATTCCATGATGTGTGTAGTGATGCTGCATTCTACTATGATGTAGATGTTGATGAGTTAGAGAATTTAGTTATTCATAGATGGGATATCCACACTAGATAACACCTGCTCATTACTTCTCCCATATACTTGAATCATTAAACTTACATCTTATGAAGACTATTGTTATGTTGTCAGTACTACTGGCTATGGCACTCTGTTTATGCAGTGCTATGAGAGAGGTGATGAACCTCTCTCAAGAGAATAAATACCTTGAGTTCAGACTGGACTCTATAGTTAAGGACCTTGGTTGTGATGAGTTATAAGCTCATCACTCCACCTAAGTATTTGAATTATAAACCAATTAAATTATACAGTTATGAATATCTTTAGTACACTTAAGAGTTATGCAGGTAAATGGAGTTTCAAATCTAGTAGAGAGTTCACTCCAGAGGAGCTTGCTTGTGTTAAGGAAGCAGTTGTTGTTCCATCAGAGTATGGTAACTCATGTTGCTTTCATATGGTTGCTGGTAATGATAAGTATATACCAATGGACAGAGATTCCACTGTTCCTGTTGGTACATTCATTGACCTCTCCAAGGCTAAGTTAGTTACACTTTGCAAGGATGGTGAGGCTGATATTATCAGAGTTTCCATTTAACATCTATTAATAGTGAGGGTTTCACCCCTCACTATTCTTTTTTCTTCCATTTGTATGCAGCAAGAAACTGGACTATTACTAATACTATATATTATATTTATATAATATACTATATATAGTCCAACTTTTTGTGGAGTGACATTTGAAGAGGTGCTCAAACATCATTTGAAGACACCTCAATTTGTTACTTGAATTGATGTCATTTATGCAATTGTTGGTAGCAACAAATAATCAATCAGGTATGATTCAAATAGCATATCAACTCATAATTGGTGTTTAATACTAATAAATGTTAATGAGTGAGAGGTATAAATGGGTGTAAATTGACTGTGATTTATGACCTAGTTCAGTGCTTCGCACTGAACCTATTTTAGATGAAAACAACTAGGTGTTTTGAATATCAGTTATCAACAATAGCACCAGAAGAATTAAGATATTGGGGAGGTTATTGATAGCTATGTTTTATAATTAACCTCTATTTACTTACTACTTCTGGTGGGTTACATAACAACAAGTAAGCAACAACAACTATAAGCACAGCTCATTACTCCTCCCTTGTCCTTGGTTGATTGGGTTGAGTTATTAGCTATAAGTTAAGAGTATAGCTCATTACTCCTCCTGAGCTCCTGGTGTGCTTGCACACTATTAACTAACATATATCAATTAACATTTAACATTTAGCATTATGAACATTTTTAGTAGTTTGAGAACCTATGCAGGTAAGTGGAATTTCAAGAGTTCAAGAAAGTTTGAAGCAGAAGAATTAGCTGCTGTATCAAGTGCTCAGGTAGTGGCATCAGAATATGGTAACAGTGCCATGTTTGTGATGGTATCAGGTGGTAACAAGTATATTCCAATGAGCAATGATAGCACATTGGGAGTAGGTGATACCATTGACTTGTCTAAGGCTGAGTTGGTAACTCTAGAGAAGGATGGAGAGAGTGATATTGTGAGAGTGAAGGCTTAATAGCTGAGTATCTGATTGGGTAGAGGAATAACCACATTATTCCCTTACCCTTTCATTTCATTCCAGCAATAAGCAAGAGCAATACATAGTTGTTTATACTGTCAAACATCAATATCATGAGCAATGAAGTACTAATAGTAATAGTCATAATAGCAGGTATTGTACTCTATTGTTGGGAAGAATCAGCTTCAAACAAGTAGCAAAAGAGACAACATTAGACTATTATAATAGCAATTTAGAGATCATTCACCTAGTTTAATTCAAACCTTTAGAGAGCAACAATAGAACCAATGTTTGTTATAGCCTGCTTGTTTACTGAACAACAGTAAGTAGACAAGATAACATAGGGGGCTAAACCTATGAGATAACTATGTAGATTTGCAGAATATATCAGTTCTGATAATCTGTTATTGATGGATTCAACAGTATATAGTATGCCATATGAAAGTTAGACAGAATGTACAATCATAAGCCTTTATTGCAAAGCAGATTAAAAGCATCTTTCTAGTCAACAAGTAAAGGAAAAGCCAGTTAGGTTAGACGTTACTAAGAACTTGGATACTATAATAGATTATCATATAAGGACACAAATAAGAGCCAGGTAGTTCAAAAGGTGAGAACACCACTAATATATGGAGATTGTGAGTTCAACTCTCATACTGGCTCCCAATATGCATGAGGGACCTGATGCACAGGTAGGTGATGTAGAAATACATCTTGGGTGAATTATATTCTTAGGGGCACTATGCTATGAGTGCTGTGTAATGCATATTCATTTAATAAATCATCAAACTAAATACATTATCAAATGAGAAACAGAATTAACAGAGTAGCTATTGCCAGTAATAATAGCTATTCATTAAGTAAGAAAGCTCACATCAGTATGTTGAAAGAGAACCATGAGAGCAATGCTGCATTGTTCATGAGTATAGCAGGCAAAGAGTTAGATGAACTGACTCAGTTTGAACTTGGAGTACAGAGACAAATAGCTAAATACAAGGAGGAGAAAGCATCATGAAACATATCATCATACTATTATTTAGTCTATTGGTTTTCACATCATGTAGACCAAAAGTAACCTCTCTTCTTAACTACCCCTCTGCTGTTGTAGTGGATAAGGGAAGAGGCTGGACTGCATTCCATGTAGGTATCAGATACAAAGACTCAACTAATACTTATATAGTTGAATACTTCAAGGTATCTAAGTATGAATACATCAAATATAGCATAGGAGATACTATCAAATGAAAACAATGCAAGACTTTAAAAAAGAACATATGTTGAAAGAATACAGTAATCTTGGAGGTTTACTTAAAGGTAAGCTCCAAAATACCAGAGAAGGTGTTGTTATTGCAAGTAGAAGACTACACTGTGCTACAGTAACTATCATTGAGACAGGCAAGGATAATACAGGCAGGTCTATATTTGCAAGAGTGAGAGATAGAAGAGAACCTATCTTGATTGGTAGCATTGTTAAGTATCAAATGATTAACAATGATGATGCAGTTATCTTAGACTAACAATATACTAGCAGGAGCAATATCATAAGCGTAATTTGATAACTCTTGATTGACAGTCAGCATCTATGCTCCTGCTAGTTTTAAACATTTCATATTATGGCAACAGAAAAGATGAAATCATTCCTCAGGAAGTTCATAACTGAGGAGACAATGAACAGCATAACTACCTATGAGGGTACATCTAACCTCATTGGTTTCATTGTAGCAACAAATAAGGACTTCAGACCTATATTTGATATCAGGCAGAACCTGCATTATGTTAGATCAACAGATATAGTGTGTCATGTAAGAGACTATATCAATGAACATACTGAAGAGTATCCAGGACCTAATGATGAGCACTATTCATTTGAAGAGGCATTCATGATACCTGAGAGCAATAACATCTATTATAGATTCAAGCAATCCTGGTATAAGGGTATGAGTAATAGTGCAACTATAAAGTACCTGACAGTAGACAGCAACTATAAAGTAGTTGATTATGTAATTGAATATGAGGAGCTTGCCAGACTAGGTATATACACCTTAGGAGAGTTCTTCAGATACTTACAAAGAAACAAATTTCAAGGATATGAATATAGATAATATAGAAAGAGCAATGGAGCTCAAGAGGCAAATGGATAACCTCAAAGATGTCATTAAGGACATAGAAAATGACCCAGATGTTGAGTTAAAGGTTACTAGACCATTCAAATACACATATGGTGAAATTACACTATGTACTTTGAGTGATGACTGTAAGGCTGCAATTATTGAACAACTCAAGAAGGAACTCAATGAGGTAGAATGTGAGATTAAGAAACTATAAGAGACATAACTATTTGAAAATTTCAATCTGTTGTTGAATTGGTTTGTAACATTTGAAATGTAAGTTTGATGGGCTCAGGCAGTGTGTGAACATAGTCTGAGCTAAATTTTATTAACTCTAAAAGCAAGTAATATGGATAAATACATAGGAATAACTATAAGCTATACAGGTATACCTGTAACAGTGAATGTAAAGGATGTTAGTACAAGATTCTGCAACAACTCTACATCTCATAGGTTAATCATTAGAGAAGAAACCCTACTTGAAGACACTCTTGGGGTGTTTGATATAATAGCAGTAAGGAGGCATAATAGCTATGAATGGGCTATAATAACATCAATTCTGCCTAAGTGTACTGGGGTTTCAGTATACATGCCATCATCTGGAAGAACAATCATGTATCCTGTATTAGAGAGAACAGGAAGAATCAGTACAATCTGTTCAAATGGTGGTAGACCTAGAGGGTTATATACTGTAGTTTCAAGAGATAAAATCATTAATCATAATCATATGGAAATAAGAACTGTAGGTGTCACTCTAGAGCAAGCTAGAGAGTGGTACAAGGGCTATAATGAAGCCCTTAAGACAATAGCATTAAGTGCATACAAGGATTGGGAACTTGAAGAGAAGTTTGAAGATATAGTAAAGGATCTTGACTATATGTCAATGTGCAGAATGGTCCCTATAGATGATGTAGAACTCATTGGAGCTCTTATCAATCTACGCAAACTTGCTAAGGCACTGAATGGTGATTGGGTAAGAAGGCCTAAAGAGAAAGCTTGGTTCTTCTCAGGTGCAAAGACAGCCAATGGTTGTGTAGAACTTGAGAACTTATATCATATTGAAGCTGACTACCCAACAGTAACATACTTCAAGGATTTGAGAACACTCAACAGAGCTAAAGAGTTCATGCTTAATGAGTGGGAACTATTCAAAGGAATGTTTGATTAGACTGTTTTGTTTCATAATATAAATTAAGTTAAACACTAGTGATTTCAGTCTGTGAAGATAGGATGAACAACTTCATACAGTATGAGTACTTCAGGTGCAAATTCCTTGATGTAAATCTGGCAATATAGCAGTGCCATGCTGTATGATTTCATGCACCAATAGCTCAGTGGATAGAGCAACTGCCTTCTAAGCAGTAGGTCCTAGGTTCAAATCCTAGTTGGTGTACACTTTGGAACTAATAATAATAGATATGGATGCATTAGAACTTATCAACAAGCATGGATTTAACAGTGAGACAGCTATGGATATTGGCTGTCAGTTAGCTCTTGCCTCTACTGAACTAACAGATGAGGAGTATATTGAATTGCACAATAATATAGTAAAAGCAGTAAGAACATACTGTGAATTACATGGTATTAGTGAGGCAGATTTGGATGATTTCTCAGCAGAAGTAAATGAATATTCAATGAAGTGATGGAAGAACAAAGAGTATCTCTGCAAGTATCTTACTTACTAGCAGAACATGGGTTCTATGACAATAGACCTATCACTGTAATACCCACTCAATCACTAGTACAGAAATGGCTAAGAGAGAAATATGGAATACACCTATGGGTAGAGGTGGATTATGGTGATGACATACAATACTGGATTCATCTGAGAAATGGAGAATATTGTAAGAATAGTGTCTGCAAGTATCTGTTATATACTACATATTACTATTCTTATGAAGAGGCTCTTGAGGCTGGATTAGAAGAAGCATTAAAACTTATATAATATGGGACTATTTACAATACTAACAGCATTGTTGATTACAATGTTAATTATAGGAGGTATAATATACTTCCTATGCCATAGAGGTGAGTATATCAAGCAGAGTGAACCACCTATCAGAGTAGGAGACAAATACACTGATAGCACAGGTAAGACCATTGTAGTGATTACTGTAGATGATCTATATGATAGGATATGGTACTTCAGGTTTACTGAGTGCTATCCTGATGGGTATTTGACTTGGACACATGCCTCAGACTTTAGAAAGAGATTCACTATTAAACTGAATGAAGGTGAGAACAGCTGATGCAATAATTGCAATAATACTTACAGTCATGGTTATAGTATTCATACTTGTCTACTACCACAATATGCTGAAGTATAGGACAGAGATACTTAAACTCAAGACTATGCTGAATGCCTGTAACAAGGAGAGGTCTAGTAAGGTTAAGACAATGTATGATACTAATGTTGATGACTTCCCTATTAAAGAGGGTGACATATGGGCTTTCAAGACTCCTAAAGGTACAATAGTATTCACAGGTACTGTTAAGAGAGTACTTAAAGATATTGGAATGGTTAGTTATTACTCCAGTGTAGATCATGGAGGAACTAATGTGGTTATGAGGACTGTTGAGGACTTCTTGAATGTATTTAATACTAAGTTGAAATGACAAAAACAATGCTTATAATATATCTGATAGGAGTCATATTGAATCCTATCAGTTTCCTGCTATTGTATAAAGCAAAGAGGTGGGATTATACTTGGGGTACATTATTATTTAGTATTTTTATATCATGGCTTTCATGGATACTGGTACTACTTAATATTGTAGAGTGGCTTAAAGATAAAACCTTAATCAAGTTTGACAAATGACTAAGGAAGACTACAGAAGAGTACTAATATTGTGTGCCTATGGGCACCATAAGGTAAGACAGAATAAGTATGGAGTGTGCTGGTGTGTTAGATGTGGATACTTGTTTAGAAACATAGAGTATACACCATTACTTGAAACTGATAAACTATTAATCAAGTAGATATGAAATTAAAGAGACTAGGTAAAGGTGGGAAGGTATTCATGTTGGTAGCTTCCTGTGATGGTATTAACCTTAAAATGATAGCAAAATGTGTAAAGTAATGAGTATAGCTGAGAGGCTAAAAGATGCTCCAAAAGGTACAAGACTGTGGTGTACTATACTTGGGGAAGTGGAGTTGGTAGATGTGAATTGGAATAGAGCTGATTATCCTATTAAGGTAGTTAGACCTGACAAAGGTATGAATGAAATCCTTACTAAGGATGGCAGACTGTATTCCAGTGCTCTTGAAGCTGATTGTATTCTATTTCCAAGCAAAAACAACAGAGACTGGAGTACATTTGATATTACACCAGTTGATACTCCATGTATGGTTAATGACAGTAATAATGCCAATGATTGGCTGCTTAGATATTATGCTAAAAATGATAGATTATTTGATAGTCAACTTAGATCTAGCGATGTTCCTTCTGTAGAGAGCCTACAATTCACTAGTAGGTGGAAATATGTTGTACCAGTATCTAAGTTTGATTTCACCAACCCAGGAGCAAACTTTGAAAGGAGTATAGTATGAATGTAGCACAGAAATTATTGAATGCACCACAGGGAACTAAGTTATATAGTTCTCTGTTTGGTGAAGTAGAACTTGTAAAGGTAATCCCCTCACAAGCACAGAATGACTATGGTTCAAGTATAGTAGTAAAGGTTCTCAGTAAGGGCACAGAGAGGGCCTTCCTGTCTAATGGCAAGTATTATGATTATGCAGATGCAGAATGCACACTATTTCCAAGCAAGGATATGCGCAATTGGGCATATGTAGAGTTCAGGAAGGAGCCACCTGAAGGTACTATATGTCTTGTAAGTGATGCACATGAGTTTATCTCATGTGGTAAGATAAATCCATCTTATGGCAGTATTAGATACTACAGAGGTGATAGGACTTGTGCAGCTAGTATGGAAAGGGGTGATGTATCATTTCACTGGTTACACATAATCCCTATGGATAAAATTGACTTCAACAACCTTGTTTATAACAAAGTAGATGACTATGGCAGATATATTAATTGAGTTCTTCCTGTTGGGAGTGGTAGGAGGGCTGCTGGGACTATTCTATAGGAACTGTCTCAAACCTGAAAACATGATATTCAACTGGTGGTATTACAAGGTGCTTAAGCCTTGGGCTGAAGTTGAAGATGACTTGAATGAGAATGAGTGCATTAGCATGAAGCCAACTAGATGGCAGAAGTTCCTAGCATTCATTGCATATCCATTAGGCTATTGTATCTATTGCAGTACTACATGGATTACATTCTTCCTTGTTGCTATATACCTGTCTGCCTGGACTATATTACCAGACTGGCAGACTATAGTAATAGGTACTCTCTTTGCTACTGGTGTACAACACTTAATAGTAGTATGTGCTTGTAGGTGGATTATACATAAGCATCCTGATAACCTATGATTCTTATAGCTAAAGGGTTGCAACTACTGGTTGCTTTTATATTGTTTGTCATAGCTGGTGTGTTTGGTATTGTGCTGCTGTTCTTAGGCGCTAAAGAGCCATTCTCACCAGCTATGGGTGTGCTTGATTACACATTAGATTTATAACTATGTCATATGAATATGGAAAGGGATACATCCCAGAGCTGTGGTATTGAACCAGAAGAAGTGATTATAACAGAAGAGGATTTGACCATTGAGCCTATTGTATTAGAGCCAGTGGTCATTGACTTTGATTTAGATTAATAATGAACTAAAAAAAGTCATGAAAGAAGAAAAGAAGCCTGAATGGGTAGGACAGGGAGTGAATGAAGAGTTAATCAACAAAGGTATTAAATCCCTGAAGGAACCAGGTGCAGGGGAGGATATTAAGAATCCTCAACTCTTGATTGATGTTCTTGAGATGCTCAAAGGCAAGACCAATGAAGAGTTAACTGAGGTATTCAGTATGGTATATATTATCCTCCCTGAAGAAGCTCAGGAGGCTATAGAGTATGTCTTAGCTCCTGCTGAGGCTAAAGCAGCTATGTTGGTAGCAAGACTAGGTAAAACAATAGGAATGAACTAAGCAAATGAGTGATGTTAAAGTAAGTCTCACTGTTGCTCTACAAGGTAGAACAATGGTGAGCCAAGAGACAGCTGATGCTCTTGAGAAATTAAGTCCAGCAAGTGGCTATGATAAGACATCAATAGAGGTGTCAGGTCCAGACCACAAAGACAGAGAAGTTATTGTCATCAAGACCAGAAAGAGTATTCCAGCTACTCAGACAATCAACTTGAGTGAAGAAGCATACAACTATATGACTAGTTCAGAAAGTTGTCCATTCTTCCTCAAGCAAAGGCATTGGAATGCCCTCAAGACTAAAGAGAGACTGGCTATTCACATAGAGAGAATTGCACAGCAACTAGGTGGTGTAGTGCTCTCTTGTCAAGTCCTTGAAGACTAACTGATGGGGGGGGGGTGATATATGAGATATGCTTACCTTAAAGAGAATAGTGATACATATTATCCTGTAAGTAGATACTTTGGTAGATGTGCTGACTACATTGGAGGAGTAGCAGATATGTTATGTAAGGAGTTCCCTTCCCCTGAATCTGCTATTTACATAGTGGTAAGAGGCACATCAGGCTGTATACTTGCAGGAGCAGTCAGTTATATCCTAAAGAGAAGACACAGAGAAGTATATATTATAGTATCAAGGAAAAGTCAACAGACTCATGGGTATAATATGGATGGTATAGGAAGGTATGACAGTGAGAAGGACATACTTGTAGTTCTTGATGATTTCATCTCTAGTGGTGATACCATAAAGAGAATTGTCAAGGATATACAGGATAGTCTGAGCTCTCCATACCACCTTAATGCTCTATGTGTGAGTACACCTTTAGGAGAAGGTATGCATTACTATAATACTCAGGAGATCAATAGGATCATTGAGATGTTTGATGTTGTCATTTGTAACAAGTATATTAAACAAGGTACATGATATGTTAACCTATAGTATAATATTCCTAATAACAGTATTCTCACTTCTTATAGGGGGCTTGTATAAAAGGTACAAGCCTCAATTTGACCTAGTTAAATCAGGCAACAAGTACATACTGTTTCTATGGTATTACAAGTATGATGACTGGGAAGACAGGGAGAGAGTTTACACAAAACTATTCACAGTATGAGTATCAACTTTAAGTCCAGCAGAGGCTTTAATGGCAAGAAGTCCAGAAGAAGCAAGAAATTTGAGAGGACATATATAGACAGAAGTGAAGCTACTCATATGGCTATGAGAAGAGGAGACCCTAGAAGAGAAACCCTATTCAGTCATTACTCTTATGGTGCTAATTACAGAGCTGTTAACAAATGGCTGAGGAAGTTTATTGGCAAACCAGTAGATATGGCATTTAAAGAGTTCACTTCCTACTATAACCAGTATAGGCACAATGTGAGTAGTATTGGAGACTTTTATGAACACATAGATAAGAAGGGAGAGGTATTGAAGTGGGGAGGTTACTATGTAACCAATGGGATACTCAATTATAAGGAATATCCCATTAAGAATCCTCCTTACACTACTAAACATATCAAGTATAACAAGGAGCAGTATCCCACTAATGATGAGATGAGTGCTATCATTAGTAATCTTGACAAAGTTCCTATGCCTTTAATAGGAAAGTTGTTTGTGATTGTTAATAAGAACCTTTTATATCTTGATGTGTACCTCATTTCCAAGAGTAGATATGACTCACTGTCTAACCCTTCTCATATCACCTATGGATACTATGGTAAGAGCACTGTTGAATACATCAAGGAGTTCACTACTGTTGAGGTAGTTGGCTATGGCAGAACATATAGAGTACTGACCTACCAATATGAGAGAACAAACCTTAGAATGTATGATTACTACTATTACCTAGTAAAGATAAGGGACATTGAGGAGTACAAGAAAGAGAAGTTTAAACCATAAAAAAAAAGATGAAAGAAGCAATTTTACTGACAGATGGTTACAAGTTGGACCACAGAAGACAGTATCCACAAGGTACTGAGTATGTGTATTCAAACTGGACACCAAGAAGCTGTCATTATTTCCCTGAAGCAGAAGAAGGTGCTGTTGTATTTGGGATTCAGTACTTCATTAAGGAGTATCTGATGAAGAGGTTCAAAGAGGACTTCTTTGATATGCCTAAAGAGATGGCTGTTGCTGGATTTGCAAGAAGAGTGAACTCATTCTTAGGACCTAATGAAGTAGGCACTAAGCATATTGAGGAGCTATGGGATTTAGGCTATCTGCCTATCAGAATCAAAGCATTGCCTGAGGGTAGTCTGTGTCCTATCAGAGTGCCTGCACTGACCTTCATTAACACTCATCCTGATTTCTTCTGGCTGACTAACTACTTTGAAACTCTTATATCTTCTACATTATGGTTGCCTATGACTAGTGCAACAAGTGCTAGATTATATAAGAAGGAGCTGACCAGACATGCAAAGGAGACTGGCTTTGGTCCTGATGTCAATCTTGAGTTCCTTGTTCATGATTTCTCTATGAGAGGAATGGCTGGAATTGAAGCTGCCATTATGTCAGGTATGGCTCACATGACTGCATTTTGTGGCTCAGAGACTATTCCTGCTATTGAAGCACTGGAAGAATATTACAATGCAGATGCAGAGAAGGAGTTAATTGCAGCTACTATCCCTGCAACTGAGCATTCAGTGATGTGTGCTGGTGGCAAGGTAGATGAGTTTGAGACATTCAAGAGGCTCATTACAGAGGTATATCCCAGTGGCTTTGTGTCTATTGTATCAGATACATGGGACTACTGGAAAGTGATTGTTGATTACCTGCCTAAGCTAAAGGATGAAATCTTAGCCAGAGATGGTAGACTTGTTATCAGACCTGACAGTGGAGACCCTGTTCACATCATTTGTGGATACAAAGCTGATGACTTTGACAGTATGGCAGAGAGGCTCAGATTCATCAATAATAAGGGTGTGGCAGTATATGATGGTACTTATGAGATGTTATGGAATATCTTTGGTGGTACTATCAATGAGAAGGGCTATAAGGTACTTAACCCTAAGGTAGGTATTATCTATGGTGACAGTATCACACTGGAAAGACAGAAGGAAATCTATAAGAGACTGGAGGAGAAAGGATTTGCTGCTACTAATCTTGTATTAGGTGTAGGTTCATATACCTATCAGTATAAGAGTAGAGACAGTCTTGGATTTGCTATGAAAGCTACATGGTGTCAGGTTAATGGTGAAGGAAGAGAAATCTTCAAGGACCCAAAGACTGATGATGGTGTAAAGAAGTCTCTCAAAGGTCTTATTATGGTAGGATTGGATGAGTATGGTAATCTTCATGCCTATGACCAAGTATCAAAGGAACTTGAGAAGGAAGGCTATCTTGAAACTGTCTTTGAGGATGGTAAGTTAATCAGAGAGTTCACACTTGAAGAAGTAAGGAGGAATCTGAATGCCACTATCCAGTCATGACTATGCCTCTGCAACAATCTGTAGTAACAGATTAGTTAAGGAGTGGAACAAACATGAAGGTAAGCTGATAGTTGCTTTTGACTTTGATAACACAGTCTTTGATTACCACAATGTTGGTTTAGATTGTCATCAGGTCATCAGACTATTAGGTAAGTGCTCTGACTTGGGTTTCATAATGGTACTATTCACAGCTAATGAAGATGCTAAGAAGTTAGCATGGATGAAGGAGTATTGTGAACATTATGGAATCAGAGTTGACTATATTAATGAGAGTCCAGTGATGCAGACTAAGAAGCCCTACTATAACATCCTGTTGGATGATAGAGCAGGCTTGGATAGTGCATACACTATACTTGAAGATGCAGTAGATAGAATTGAAATCTTAATGATGAATAAATGCAAATCTTAAATTTAGTTAGACCAGATAAGAGTGATATCAAGTATCACATTAGCAGATTCCCAGATGGGGATGTGAGATTGGAGTTAGAGGGTATAAACAGGAAGGATCATACACTGATTATCTGTAGAATCAGAAATGCAGAGGAACTCTACATACTGATGCAGGCAGGTGACATTCTTAATAGGCATGAAGTGAGAATCTCATTGCATATCTATTATCTTATGGGTATGAGAATGGATAGAGTCATGGACTTCAATATGCCTTTCAGCCTGAAAGTAGTCACTAACATGATTAACAGTATCAATCCTGCTGAGGTGCATACATTTGAACCTCATTCAGAGGTGACAACAGAGTTAATCAAGAACTGGTGGGCTAACTTGTCTCATCCTATGCCTAACTTCAGTGAATATCTGCCTATGTTGCCTGATGCAGGTGCAGCAGCTAGATATGAGTTCATGTATGGTACTCCTGTCCTTAAGGGTAATAAGGTAAGAGACCCTGAAGGTGGAATCACAGAGTATAGTATAGTGAGTGAGGAACTTCTTGCTGATGAAAATCACAAGGGTAAGCCTATCATAGTACTTGATGACTTATGTGATGGAGGCAGTACATTTGTTGAATTGGCTAAGACTGTTAAGGCTATTGACCCTGACAGGAAACTGGCAATCTGGGTAACTCATATGGTCAACAAACTGGGTATTGAGAGACTGAAAGAATGGTATGATGAAATCTACTTCACCAACTCCTACAAGGATTGGGATGAAGAGATTACTGACTACACCAAACAAGATCAAATCAGAGTAATCAAAGTGGTATAATCATGAAACAGGGATTAATTAACATCTTACTGATCATAGCTATTGTGTCTCTAGGAGTACTTGTATTCCTGGACCACAAGACTATGGAACAGTGTAAACCTCCAGCATATACTAAGTTGGAGCAACCAGAGTTCCTTGATATGGAACTGAGTGATAGTACATTACTGAAAGCATTGGTTTACTATGAGGTCAAGGAGCCTCTGATAGTATTAGCACAAGCCAAGTTGGAGAGTGCTAATTATAAATCAAGGTTATGTACAGAGAGGAATAACATCTTTGGACTATATAACAGTAAAGCTAAGCAGTATTATAACTTTGACCATTGGACTAACTGTATATTAGCATATAAGAATATGATTGAATACAGGCATCAAGATGGAGAAGATTACTATCACTTCCTGCTCAGAATACAGTATGCAGAGGACAGCATGTATATCAGTAAGGTTAAATCAATAGTAAGTAAATTACCTCCGTAGAATGACTAAAGAAGAAGTAACTGAAGAGATTCAAGCAATAAAGAATAACAATGTATTACTGGAGTTACCAACAAGCTTTGGAAAGAGCAAGCAGGCTTTAGATATTATGACCAGGAAGAATCCTGACACTGTATTGATAGTAGTGCCAAGACTGGTTCTTATCAATAGCTGGAAGGATGAGTTCATTAAGTGGAAGCTTAGTGACTGGCTAGGTAGAGTAACATTCAGTACATATGTAGGACTGAGGAAGTTTGAGAATGCAAAGTTTGATATGGTAATCTTTGATGAGTGTCATCATCTTACTGACAGGGCATTAGGCTATGTTGATAGTATGACTATTAAACATTCCACACTTCTTTCAGCTACTGTTGCCAAGCTTAGAGACTACCTCAAGATGTACTTTGATGACTTATATTGTTATAAGGTGACAGCAAAGGAGGCTATTGATAATAGCATTCTTCCTGACCCCAAAGTATACTTGATAGGTTATAAGCTTGACAATACAGTAAGGTCTGAGTTGTTTGAAATAAAGTCCAGTAAGAAGGGTAAGAGAGTAGTCTGTAATATAGAAGACAAGTGGAAATATCTTAAAGACAAGTCCTATGGTACTGTTATATTGAGAGTAACTCAACAGCAGTATATCATGGAACTTAACTCTAAGATAGAGTACTGGAAGAATATGTACTTCAGGAAGAAGAAGAAGAATGACTTCTTCAAGGACAAATGGCTGCAACTGGCTGGAGTAAGACTGAAGGTACTGAGTACATTTAAGAACCCTATTGTCAAGCAACTTCTGGTGAAGTTGAATAAGAACAGGGTACTGACCTTCTGTAATTCTATAGAACAGACTAAGGCACTGGGTGATAACTACATCAATACTGAAAACAAGGATTCTGATTTAGTGCTTAGTAGATTCAACCAGAAGAAGGTTAATCATATAACATCATGTAACATGCTCAATGAGGGTGTAAACTTGGTAGATTGTCAGGTTGGCATCTATGCTAGTGTGAACAGCAGTGATATATTGATTAAACAGAAGCTGGGAAGAATACTGAGACATCCTAATCCTGTACTCATTATACCCTATTATATAGGAACAAGAGAAGAAGAGATAGTTGGCAAGATGCTTGAAGACTATAATCCTGAATTGATAACTGAGGTAGATAACTTAAATCAGATAGTAATATGACAATAACAATAAGTGATGAGGTATGCAGCAAGTATGGATTGACTATGGCTGAAGTACTTGCTCTTACTATAGTCAAGTCTGGAGCAGATGTGCCTTTGCTATTTGCTAATCTTGAGGAGAAGAAGGCTTTGGTTAAGGATATGTTTGGCAAGTATCTTGTTACTATGGGGTATGATGAACGTATGTCCAGTGTACTATTGGATTCTGATAAGTACAGACAACCAGAGGATAGAATAGAGCAGCTTGCTCTTAAGATGATGGCTATGTTTCCAGCACAGAAGAAAGCAGGCTCTTCTCAGTATTTCAGAGGTAATAGGAAAGATGTTACACTAAGACTGAAGAAGTTCTTCAAACTGTATGGAAACACATATACAGATGAGCAGATACTAGCTGCAACCAAGCAGTATGTTGACTCTTTCAATGGTAACTACACCTATATGAGAGTCCTCAAGTATTTCATTTGGAAAGATGAAAGAAAGATGGATTCTGAGGGTAATACCTATGTAAGTGAAGTATCTGACTTAGCCTCATATATGGAGAATGAAGCAGCTGCTGTTCTTGATTCTGACTGGACATCAACATTGAAGTAGTATGGCAGTTTATGAGAGAACCCTAGAGGACATTAAAGCCAAGAGGCAGAACCTGTTGAATGGGGGTATTAATAGCATCCCTTCTACCTTCTCTAGGTTTAGAAGTGACTTTATTGGAGTAGAGCAATCTACATACTATTGTGTTACTTCTGCAACTAAAGGAGGTAAGTCTCAGTTTGCATCTTATACCTTTATCTTTGTGCCACTGCTATATGCTTATTATAACAGACAGAAGGTAAGAGTCAAAGTCTTTTATTATGCTCTTGAGGAAACTCCTGAGAGGGTAATGCAGAGATTCATGAGTCATATCTTATTCCACCTGTCAGGTGGTAAGATCAGAGTCTCACCTAGAGACCTGAGAAGTTCTGATAATAGCAAGCCATTAGCACAGGAGATAATAGACCTGCTTGAAAGTCCTGAGTATGCTGCACTATTCAAATTCTTTGAGGATAGTATTGAATTTAGTACCACATCCAATCCTACTGGCATCTATAAAGAGTGCAAAAGGTATGCAGAGGAGAATGGTACAGTTTACACAAGGAAGTCTTCTTATAGAGGTGAGTTGGGTGAGATGGTTGACACCAATAGCTTTGACCATTATGTTCCTAATGACCCAGGAGAGTATAAGATTATCTTCATTGACCATATGGGATTGATAGATACTGAGAGAGGAATGAACCTTAAACAATCAATGGATAAGCTATCAGAGTATCTTGCTAAGTATCTTAGAAATAACTATGGTTTCAGTCCTGTTGTTATACAGCAGCAATCCTTTGAGAATGAGAGTAATGACAACTTCACCAGTGGTAGATTGAGACCTACTGCTCAAGGTCTTGGAGACAGTAAGTATATTGCAAGAGATTGTAATATATTACTAGGTTTGTTCAGTCCATTCAAGTTTGAACTACAAGACTATAAGAAGTACAACATCAATATCTTTAGAGACAATATAAGGTTCCTTGAAGTACTTCTTAATAGAGATGGTGAGATGGGTGGTTTATGTCCTTTATTCTTTGATGGTGCAGTATGTGACTTTAAAGAACTACCTTTACCTCAGGAGACTGAGAAGATAAAGGAAGTCTATAAGTATTTGGATTACATTAGAGGAGAAGAACATGGTAAGCCTGTATTCATGATGACTTCTGGTGGAGTTCATAAAAGGTGGAGTAGAAATTTGCAGAGGTGGAAAAGATTAGTTACCTTTGCACAGTTTAAAAACAAAGAAGAAGTAAATGGCTAAAGTATTAGTATTGGCAAAGAGTGGATTTGGTAAAACAACTGCTCTGTGTGGGAGAAAGAAGTTTGATATTGAGGGGTTAGACCCAAAGGAAACCTTCCTTATTCAATGTGCAAACAGAGAGTTGGCTAACCTTGACTATGTGCTTATTGAGGGTGTGACTAAAGCTGATGACCTGATAAAGGTTATAGCTAATGGTAACAGACTTCAAGTAGGTAACATAGCTGGTCTTGAGAGGTTCAAAACAGTTGCAAAGGCTATTGAACTGTTAGCTCAATCACCATTCAAGAATATTGTGGTTGATGATTTCAATTACCTCTCTCAGGATTATTATATGGCAAATGCCATGAAGGGTGGCTGGGATAGAATGTGTGTCCCTGCATAGAGTAATTTATGTGAAAATAATTGGGTAAAAACGGTGAAGGGTATTGCATATCTCAATATTTATTTGTATATTTGCCAACCAAATATACAATAATAATGAGAGATTTTATTCCTAATAAGAAAGAACACAAGAGTGATTATTTTAAAGTAATAGACTCAGAGGAAAAAGCCTATATTTTAGGCTATATAGTGGCAGATGGTTCTATAGAAGAATCAATAAGGAAAAATAGACCAAGTAAATTAGTAAGACTTAGATTTGGTTGTGTATCAGAGGATGATGAAATTATAAGATTAATACAAAGAGAAATAGCTCCTTACAATAATCTTAGATTTTATCAACCTAGTGGTAATAGAAAACAAACCACTACACTTCAAATATGTGATAAAGAACTTATAAATGATTTAAGAACTTTATATAATATACAACCAAGAAAAACTTATGATTCTAGCTTTGAATTTCCAAATATACCTCAACAATATGAAAGAGATTTTATAAGGGGATTCATAGATGGAGATGGGTCTATAGGTGATAGACATTTTAGTATGATTTGTAATTCACCTAAGTTTGCAGAACAAATCAGAGATAGATTCTTAGAGGTAATACCAGACTTAAAATGGGTTATCTATAAGGAAAATAGGAAGACTACTGATTACTGGAGTTTACATTTCAGTTATAATATTAAAGTAAGAAAACCTATATTTGACTATCTATATAAAGATGCTACAGTGTTCTTAAAAAGAAAAAGAGATAAAGCACTTAATACCGTGCTAAATGCAGTAGATAAAAGGACTGCACAGTGTAACGCATAGATACTGAACCTTCTATAAATAGAAGAATATAATGTATCCAAGAGTATCCAACTCCTACTTATGTAGGATGAAAATGTATGCTGAACTATATCAACTATGCAAGAAGATATAGAACTAAGAGATAAAAAGCTCTTAGGATAACAAATTGACACCTAAGCAGATTGGTTATGGTATGGGACTTATCTTCAATGCATTTGAAGCTATTCCAACCAGAGAGAAGGACCTGTTTGCTCTTGCTCATTATGAGGAGTACAAAGATAAGAATGGTGATTCCATATCTTATAAGTTCAAGACCACTGGTAACATGGTAGCATAACATCTGCCATTATCTATCTAACTGCTGGAACACCCTTAGAGTCCTTTAAACTACAAAGTAACTAGTAATAGTAAGCTTGAATGTTTGAAAATTAAAGGAATTGGGCAATCAGCAGCCAAGGCTCCTATAAAGGAGTAAGGTTCATCGACTATTCCCTGTTGTGGGGAAGTACATTTATGAAGTAATTAATTATATTTGGAAATGGTAGACAATAGGAAGGTTAAAATTTATGTCTTAAAACATCCTGATACACTAGAAGTAAGATATGTTGGCAAAACTGTCAGGTCTTTAAGTAGGAGACTTGGAAATCATGTAGCAAATGCTAAAGGTAATAAACACAATAAGCATCTGTCTAACTGGATTTTGAAGATTCTATCTACAGGTAAGAGACCTATTATTGAACTTATAGAGGAGTGTGATAGTGATAATTGGGAGGATAGAGAGAAGTACTGGATTTCTCACTATACTAACCTTATTAACTTAACAGAGGGAGGAGACGGGTGTTTAGGATTTATGCATGATACTGAAACCAGAAAGAAGTGTGGACTTGCCTCTACAGGTAGAAAACATACTAAGGAGTTCAGAGAAAACATGAGTAAGAGACTTAAAAATAAACCCCTTTCTGCTGCTCACAGGTCAAATATAAGTAGAGCTTTGAAGGGAAGAAAACTTTCTGATGATTTCAAGAGAAAGTTATCTGAATCTCATCTAGGCATACCTCAATCTGAGGAATCTAGAAGGAAAAGAAGTGAAACTATAAAGGCTTGGTGGGCTAGAAGGAAGGCTATTGAAGATATAGTCAAATCCTAATAGAAATATTAGGCAGGGCATATGTAGAGTAATTACCTACAATACAAGTATGTCCTTGGTGTAAGATGGGATGGTTATATTACACCAGAAGGTAAGTTTGATATAATCCTGTATGGTAAGGCTGACTGGGATAACACTAACAAAAAAGCTATCAAGCAGTTTGTAACTGACTTTGATGGTGAGTTTCCTGCCAAGGATAGTATTGGTGCATTGGATGAATGTCCTCTGTATATTCCAAATGACTTGGGATATGTGAAGAAGTGTATTGATACTCACTATCATAGACAATGACAAGAGATGAAGTAGTTAAGTTAGTGGTGGATTGTTTCAATGGTGAGATAGGGTTCATTAACCCTTCCATCAAGAAAGATGTCATAATTAACTACTGTGTTGAATGTGGCAAGAATCCACAGATGTCTGTGAAGTTTGTTCAGCTGCTAAGTATGAATGGACCACTGTTGAATCAGTGTTTCCTTGATGCTTTAGAGGTACTGAGCAAAGAACACAATGTCAACATATTGTATGACTTAAGGAAGACACCTAATAGGGTGTTATCAATATTTTAATTATAGAAAACATGAAAGAATTATCAAGATTTGAACTTGCAAACTGCAAGAGAACTGCAAAGAGTGTACAGCAGTTCAGAGTGAAGAAGAACAGACTGGAAGAGAAGATTGCTGTGCTTCAGAAAGAGTTGGATACTATCAATGTAGTCATTGAGAAGTATGAAGCTCCTATCATTGAGTTGACTGGTGGATTCACTTCAGAACAAGTGCTCAGTGGTGAAATGGACCTGGCTTTAGCAAAGGACCAAGGTGCTGCACTTGCAGAGACTTTGAAAGAGGAGGAAGCTCCTGCTGAAGTAGCGATTGAAGCAGCTGAGGAAGAGCAACCAGCATCTGCTGAGCCTGTTAATCCATTTGGATTAGAACCTAAAGACATTAATGGTCTCCCATTTGAAGTATAATTGAAAACATTTGTAATATAGTATAACATGAAGAGAATTGATAAAGGTGCAGCTGTAATGATGGCTGTTGCAGGTGGTAGAGAGTCTACAGAGAATACCAGAAAGTTCTATCTGGGAGTGGGTGCTGTGTATGTGACAGCAGTTAATCCTAACATGGCTCAGCTGAATGCATTCTATGGCTCTGACAATGTAACAGAGGAACCTGTGTATATAGGTGAGACTGAAGTTGGAGAGGACAAAGTGAAGACTCCACAAGTGAAGATTGACTTCCTTGTAATCACTGATCCAGCTAAGAACAATGGCATTGAAATGAAGACTAAGATTAGCTTCTACATTGTTGATGCCTTCAGATACAACAAGGACAAGACTAAAGTTCAGGTTGTTGACAAGTATGGTCAGTTTGCATGGCCTACTCTTGAAGAAGCAAGAGCTCATGCTATTCCTCAGTATGCTAATGGTCCTGCTAACCTTGATAAGGATTACAGACCTGCATTCATTGGTGAGGAGTTCCTGACTGACTTCATCAAGAAGTATCTGAACATTCCAAGTCCTTCTTATTCTTATAAGGATCAGAACACTGGTGAACAGATTACCAAGACACTTCCTAACCTTGATGATGCTCTTGCAAGACTTGATAATATCAAGGACTACTTCAAGGGTGATTTCAAGGAGTTGGAGAATGTGCTGAAACTTCAACCAAGTAACTTGGTTAAGGCTGCATTTGGTGTGAAGACTACAGATGATAACAAGATGTATCAGACTGTATATACTCAGAAGTTCCTGAAGAATGTAATCACTGATTACAGTAAGCTGGATGAAGAGATTCAGAGTAGAAAAGAGAATGGTGCATATGCAACAACTGAGTTCAGTGTTGAGCCTTTGCATGAGTACAAAGTAGAGTCTACTGACTTCAGTGCACCTGCAAATGACCTGCCATTTGGAGCACCTTCAACACCTGCACAAGGTGGAGCAGCTCCTGCTGGCAATGTACCCTGGCCTTGGGCAAAATAAGTAATAACCTGTAATTGAATTGATATATGGCAATTAGTAGTGGCTTGTCTAGTGTAACCCTAAGTGATATACTCAGTAAAGTAAGTGAGTTTGATATACTCTATCATTATTTTGGTGTGAGTGATATTCCTTGTATTATATCCAGTCCTTTAAGAGTAGATAGAAAACCATCCTTTGGTATCTATAGTACTGATGGTGTCAGAATACACTGGAAGGACTTGGCTAAGAACCTTAGTGGGGGACTTTGGGATATGTTAGGAGAATATTGGGGAGTAAGTTACAAAGAAGTCTTAGACAGGATTTGGGAGGACTTGCCTAATATAGCCACTACTGGTATCAAATCTAATAAGATGAGAGGACCAAGTGATACTAGAAACTATAGTGTAGATACCATTCTTGAATGTAAAGTGAGAGATTGGATGAAGCATGATATAGAATACTGGGAATCATTTGGTATATCAATTGACTGGCTCAGATATGCTGATATATATCCTATATCACATAAGATTGTAATTAAGGGTAGTAACAGATATGTGTTTGTTGCAGATAAGTATGCCTATGCTTATGTAGAGAGGAAAGAAGGCAAGGTTACTTTGAAGGTATACCAGCCATTCAATACTAAAGGGTATAAATGGAGTAACAAACATGACAGGTCAGTCATTAGTCTGTGGACTAAAGTACCAGAAGAAGGTGATAGAATAATAATCTGTTCATCTATGAAGGATGCTTTATGTATATGGGCTAATACAGGGATACCATGTATAGCAATTCAAGGAGAAGGTTATGGTATGAGTGATACAGCAGTTAGTGAATTGAGGAGGAGGTATAAAGAGATTTATATACTACTGGATAATGATGAAGCTGGGGTGCAAGACGCACTGAAACTATCAGAGTCTACTGGATTCACTAACTTAGTATTGCCAGACTATGGAGCAAAAGATGTATCTGACTTATTCAAGCTCCTGCAAGATAAGGATAAGTTCAAAGAGGTGATTCTCAGCCTTATAAGTGGAGAGGAAATAACATTAAAAAACATCCCATTTTAAAATTTAAAGATTATGGAAGCTAGAAAAATTACTGTAGTTCTTAACAACAAGTCATCTCAGAAAACAATCATGTCAACAGCAGAAACCCTTGGTCAGCTGAAGAGAGAAATGAATGATGCTGGTATCATGACATCAGGTATGGCATTCTATGAAGGTAGAACCAGAACTGAGCTGAAAGATGATCAGTCAGTGTTGCCAACTAATGTTCCTGTACCTGCTAAAGGCACAACTCCTGCAAGTACAACTAATGAACTGGTGTTCATGTTGACTCCTGAGAACAAGAAGATCAAGAGTGGAGCTCTTGGTGCTGAGAGATCAAGTGTCCTTGCTGAAATCAAAGCAAGGGGTCTTGGCAAAGCAGTTATGGAGAAATTCAAGAAGAATGCAACTCAGGTAAGTACTAAAGAACTTACTGCATTCCTGGAAGAGATAGATAACAAAGAGAACAAACCTAAATCAGCTAAAGCTAATAAGACTAAAGCTGAAGCACTCCCTGTAGATGAGGCTCCTTCTCAGGCTGATATCACTTCTGCTGTTGTTGCTGGGGTTGATATTGAAGCAAGAAAACTTCTGCATGAGTTGATTGAGACTCTGAGAGATGAAGATGAGTTGTATGAAGACTATGGCAGTCTTGCAGACAAAGCAGATGAACTTGCAAATGGTGCTGATGACAGAAATGGTCATGGTGGCTGTGGTGAATCTGAAGCAGCTACTCCTAAAGAAGAAGGCATTTCTTCATCAGAAATTGATGATATGTTCTCATTTGTGAGAGGATAATTTCAAGTAATAACAAGAGGTTGGTGAGTAATCATCAGCCTCTTTTTTTTTTGCAAGTAAATGGAAGAAGTAGATAGAAGTGAGATTATCAATAAGCACTATGACAGGCTGATAGAGAAGCCTTTGGAGGTATTTAGAATCTTCTGTGAGTTCTATGGTGAAGAGCTTGTTGATATACAGATGAAGCCAGACAGGGAAGAGTATGCTACTTACTTTGCAAATGGCTATGAAACTGATAACCTAATGCAGTCATATGAAGATGGCACTATCTTAGGCTCTAGTGATCTTAATGCATTCATACTGGTCAGATTCCCTAAGGTTACAATCACTAATGAGTATGACCAATCCATAGATATATGGGAGCTTTATGCTAAAGTCAAAGTTAATGCATTAGGTAGGTTGGTGGGAGCCTTTACTCTTAATAGAGCTGAGTATGATGTACCTCAGATGAACAGCAACTATATGCATAGCCATGTAAGTGATATACCTACTTATGACTTCAAGGAATTTCAGAACCCATGTTTAGGAGAAGGACCTATCAGAGACACCATTCTAACATTAAGAACTGAAGACTTTGATGAACTCAGATGGCAACTATTCTGCTTTGAGTTAAGTAAGTATGTTCAGGTTGAGTCTATTGATGGAGGACCTTATCACAGAATGGAGAGAGTAGGTTCAAAAGAGCTAAGGGTAGGTGAATCTACCTGGAACTTATCTTTAACTGAGGGCAATCTACTCCACTTTAATGCATTCAACAATGCAAGAGTGAAGGAGTTTGTAACATGGCTTATCTCTAGAAACAAACTTAAGTTTGACTTCAATGGCTATCACTATGGAATATCTACTACATTTATTGAATGGGTAGTGTTTATTAGTAATGAGTTCATTGAGTGGTATAACATGAAGTTTGCTGCTGGAGAGGTGAGTGAGACTTATGCTGATCTGTTAAGACAGAACTTGTTAAGGAGAGGTATTATAGAATCAGGTACTTTAAAGTATGATAACTCTACTACACCTGAGGCATATGCAAACTATGAGGGTGCTTATGTATGTACATTTAAAGGTGAGGATGTAAGAATACATATTAAAGGGGAAGAGGTGAGAGAAGATAACAATCTTTCTAGTTTTATTAATGTTGTAGTAGCAGAGTGGTTATATAGAACTATCCTGCAAGTAATAAATTTTGAATATGGAAACAGTAATACAGAAACCCAAACTATTGGAGCTTATAAAAAGATCAAGTACATTTAAACTGACTGTAACAGAGGAACTTGAAAGAAAGATAAGATACTATCTTGATAGATTCCCAAACACTGAGTATTCAGGTACTCTGTTCTATAGAGTTACTGGTTCATTTGAGGAGATGAACCTTGAAGTAACTGCATTTGACTTCCTCTTACAGGACATTGGAACCAGTACTTATACTGAGTTTAATATGTCTCCTGATGTAGTTGCATATATGGTTGATAACCCTGAACTTCTTGATGAGAATGTATATCAGGGATTGATGCACTCTCATCATACTATGGGTGCATTCTTTAGTGGAACTGATGATGCCACTCTTAGAGAAGAGGGCAGTGACAGAACTCACTTCTTATCACTTATCATTGACACTAGAGGTACATACCAAGCAGCTATCACTAGAGTTGTAGAAGAAGAGATGACAGCAACAGGTTCTGCTAAGTTCATTACCTTTAATGAGCAAGAAGCTAACCAGCCAATCAGCTATACATTCAAGAGAAAGAGACTTGAATCCTTTATGCTGAATGTACAGAGACCTCAGTTGCCTAATCCCTATCTTGAGCTTAGTCAAAGAATTGAAGAAGTTCAAAGACAGAAGGCAGAAGCAGCTAAGAAGGCTATACCTGCTACTACTTATGGTGGTAATAATTATGGTAATTATGGCAACTATGGTGGATATGGGAGGTACAGGGATGATAACCCTTATACATGGCCTGCTGAAAGAAAAATTCCTGCAACTGCTCCTGCATATCAAGCTACTGTTGGAAGGGGTAATGTAGTATCAGTTAAAACAGCAGCTGAGGTAGTACCACCTGTTGAGAAAGAGCAGGAGATTGAAGAAGAACCTCTCTCTGTTGACTACTCTGCCTATGTAATACCAGAAGACATACTCATGAAAGCAGCTAGGGAATTACTCTCTGGCAGTATAACTGAGACACTTGATGGTACTCTTGAGGAAATATCTGAAGCTATGGTTGAGAAGTACAAAGCAAGATTCCCAGACATAGCATTGTTTGAGGCTTGGGTTGCATCTCATGTAGAGTTCATTGTATATTATACTGAGACTTATTTGAATGTAGATGATGATACTCAAGCAGCTTTGCTGGCTAATGCATTGTCAGATGAACTGGCTAAGTTACCTGCAAATGAGTATGTGTTGTCTATGATTGGTCATCTTGAAAATTATGTGATTTGATATGGAAAGTGAAGATAGTAGAAGAATATCTATTGAAGAGTTTGAAGCAGCATTAGAAGCAGTGTCAGCAGGTCCTTCACCTATTGAGAGATTAGCTATGGAGGCATCTGGAGAAGATGAGGAAGTGCCTACTGTTGAGGCTGCTGAGAACCCATATGGTGATGACTTGTTACCTGAGGATATAGCTTCAGTGCTTGATGAAGTATTAGCTGAACTAGATGATGCAGATACTATTCAGCCTGTTGAAGATATCATAACTGAAAGTCCAGTCTCTGAACCTGTTACCACTATCCCTGTTAACCCTAATACTCTTCTGGTGGATGAGTCTACTAGCAGATTTAGTTCTGCTGAGTGGTATGATAAAGTCAGAGAACAGAGAATTGTGTTGGCAGGGTTAGGAGGTATTGGCAGCTATGTTGCATTCCTTCTTAGTAGACTGAAACCAAATGCAATCTATATGTATGACCCTGATATAGTTGAAACTGTTAATATGTCAGGTCAGTTATATAGTAATAACAACATTGGTGATTTTAAGGCTACTGCTATATATAATATGATGCAGTTATACTCAGGTTTCTATAATGGTATTGTAAGAGCTAGAAAATATGAGTCTGCCTCTGTAAAAGAGAATATCATGATATGTGGTTTTGACAACATGGAAGCTAGAAAGGTGTTCTATGAATCTTGGTTATATAGAGTTCAAGAATATGATCAAAGGAATTTGGATGCCAGTCATCTATTATTTATTGATGGTAGATTAGCAGCAGAGGAGTTTCAGGTGTTTGCTATTACTGGAGATAATAAAGAGGCTATGGAAAGGTATGAGGAAGAGTGGTTATTTGCAGATGAAGAAGCTGAGGAAACATTATGTAGTTACAAACAGACTACATTTATGGCTAATATGATTGGCTCTGTTATGGTTAATATATTTGTTAATCATGTAGCTAACCAGTGTGATCCAATCTTCCCAAGAGATGTACCATTTATGACCTCTTATGATGCAAGTACTATGTATTTTAAAGTTGAGAAATAATGACTAAGATAAGTAAATACTTAGAGTATGACTTCCTAGGACCTTTGTGTAGTTCTTTTTACCTACCTGATAATATACGATATTCTCACAGTTTAAATGGGTATGGAGGTGCTATGTTTAATAGAACTCTAATAGCTGACTTGCAGGATAGGGAGAACATTGAGATACCTATCTGCATGAGAAATATGGTAGAGAGAAGGTCTATAAGAGATGTTAGTATGTTTGTATGCAACTTACTGCCTACCCAAATAACTGACAGACCTACCAGAACTGCTGAATCTGCTATAAGAAAGCTTAACACATCTAGTTTTCAGTATGGTCTTAGAGGTGTTAATAACCATAAAGGAGGACCTTATTGGGGAACAACTGGGTTAATGCTTGATAAAGACTTTAATCCATTATATGTGTATGTTCTTAAGGGCAGATATGATGCAGGTATGAATAAGTTCACATATAAGAAAGGAGTGTTGTATGTTAGTACTGATGTAATGCTCAGGGAAGATGATATAATGTACAAAGCTATTAAGAAAAAGGTGATACCTATGATCATAGAGGACCCAAGTAAAGTGATACCTATTGTAACACCTAGAGGTGTTGTAAAGAACTTTACAACTGAGGTTGTTGTAAGAGACTTGAGTCACTTTGTACATAAAGTTATGGAACCTGAAGATGAAGACCTTAACATTAGTCTCAATGCTCACCTTAATGAACATATAGATAATGTTCTGGATAACCTGAATCTATGACACTAAATGAATACTTTGGTGGCTGGATGAGAGTTATAAGTGATACTGAATTATATAAGGTGACTAATGCTATAGGCAATATGAAAGTGCCTATATGTCCTAATCTGCCTGATGTATTCAGAGCATTTGAACTGTGTCCATATAATAGCTTGAAGGTAGTTATGATAGGGCAAGACCTTTATCCACAGAAGAATGTGGCAACAGGTGTCTTGTTTGGTAATAGGAAAGAGACAAGTGAAGATAACTTGTCTCCTTCACTAAGAATTGTTAAGGAGGCTAGCATTGATTTTGATATTCCACATAATAGTGTTATCTTTGACCAGACTTTAGAGAGTTGGGCAAAGCAGGGAGTGCTAATGATAAATTCAGCACTGACAGTAGAGATGAATAAGGTTGGTAGTCATACTATGTTATGGAGACCCTTTATAAGCAGTCTTCTTCATAACCTATCAGAGTGGAATAATGGTATTATCTATGTGTTGTTTGGTACACAAACAAGGACATTCAAACCATATATCAATGGTAGATTCAATATCATTCTTGAGGAACAGCATCCAGCCTACTATGCTAGAATAGGAAAGAGGATGCCATCTACAGTCTTTAAAGATGTGAGTAAGTTAACTAAAGACAAATATGGAGAACCAATACAGTGGTTCCAAGAGTACAAATAATAAATAATAAACATTATGGAGAAGTTAGTATTTGGAGCAGGTAGTTATACTTTAGCAGTAGGTGATAAAGTTAAAGCATTGCAGTATCATCCTAAAGAAGGTTTCAGAGAAGTTGAGTTGGAGGTTACAGCTGAGATGCTTGATGCTATTGCTGATGGTGTTAAACATTGCACAGGAGTTGACCTTGTTGGTGGTACTCACACTAACATTGAGTATTACTTAGATCACCTTGCAGAGAGAATTGGTTGGAAGTATGAGAACCTTGACAAGTATATTGCAAACCTCATTGATATCTATCCAGCAGCAGCTTGTAGTATCATTTTGAGAGAGGTTGCTATTGTGCTTGATGAGAAGTACCCAGACCACATTGAGAGAAGCAAGGAGATATGGACTATCAGTATGACTGATGGTGAAATCAAGAAGGTTAAGGACTTGAACAGAATTAAGAACTTCAAGAACTTTGCTGCTTTCAGAACACTTGATGATGCTAAGGCAGCCAAACATATCATGAAGCCATTTATGAAGAAAATGTATGGCAGAAAATAAAAAAGTGAGGAATGCAACTCCCTATGAGTATAATGGTATTCAATTCAAGTCACTTCTTGAGGTAATGGTATATAAGACCTTACTTCAGGAAGGGCTTGAGCCTAAGTATGAAGCTAATACCTATATACTATGGAAGGGGTTCAGACCAACAGTGCCTTTTTATACAAGAAACAAGAAGAAGCAACACGTACTCAACCTGAAGAAGTTGATTGATATAAAGCTGACTCCTGACTTCTATCTAGAATATAAGGGAGTGAAGGTCATCATAGAAGCTAAGGGGAAGGAGAATGATGTATTCCCATATAAGCTCAAACTGCTTAGAGAGTACTTGGAGAAGCAACCAGATAAGGACAGGTACTTATTATTTGAGATATTTACTAAGAAGCAACTGTTGGAAGCTATAACAATAATCAAGGACTATGGTAACAGTAGAGAAGATAAAGGGGTTAGTACATCATCTGCCTGAAGGAGATGACAATTTAGCAGTCAGGTTTATAGATGTCAGGGACTTTGAATCGTTAAAGAAACTTGTAGATTCAGCTATTATCAGAACAAAGAGAAGTGTAGTCAGTATTAACCCTAGTGAGAAGTATGCTAAGGTTGATTTGGATACACTAAGAGAACTCAAAGCATCAGTAGATGAGTATGTAGACCAGCTGGATATACCTAGTGACGCCTATAACTATGATGTTATATTAGGAGCTTATGAAGACTAGAAAGAGTATTATAGACATATCATGGCAAGTCTCTGAGTTAGAATACAGAGCAGACCCAGCTTACAGTTATTCCACATTGTCAAGATTTGATAGAGAGGGATTCAGGAAGCTAGGTAGCCTGTTTGATAAGATAGAATCACCTGCCTTAAGGTTTGGCAGTGCAGTTGATACCATATTGACAGATGGACCAGAAGCATTTAAGCAAAGGTTTATTGTGTGTGAGTTTCCTCAACTGTCAGAGGTACTTGTTGGAATGACTAAGGCTTTGTATAATGCATTCAGTAATGAGTGCAGAAGCATTGATATGATTGCAGATGAGGACATTCTTATGTATGCAATTAACTATCAGCCTAACTGGGGGAATGAAGCCAAGCTTAAGAACATTAGAACAAAGTGTGCTGATTATTATAGTCTGCTGGCATTAGCTGGTGATAAGGAGATACTATCTCAGAAAGACTATGATGATGCAATGAACTGTGTGAATGAACTTAAGAATAACCCCTATACCAAAGGGTACTTCTTTATCAATCCATTTGACAGAAGGTTTGAGAAGGTATTTCAACTTAAGTTCAAGGCTGTATACAATGGCATACCAGTCAGATGTATGTTCGATAAACATTTGGAAATATTAAAAATTATACTTACCTTTGTTGCATGATAACTTAATTAATAATAAATCATGCAGAGAAAGAATATTAAATTAGAGGAAATTGTAGAATTGTATAATACTTATAATAATATAGGTATTATAGCAGAGAAATTAAATTGTTGCACAGCAAATATCAGTAAGAGACTTAGAAAAGCTGGAATTAGTATAAATAGAGACTATAGTAAGAGGAGAAAATCTAGTAGAGAAAAACTTTATGTAGATGAATCTTATTTTAAATCTATAGATACGGAAGATAAGGCTTATTTTCTTGGACTTATGTATGCAGATGGTAGTGTGTCTAAAAACACCTTCTACTTAAAGCTTAAGGATGAAGATATTATCCAAGAATTTAAAAAGTATCTCAAAGCAGAAACTAATATAAAGATTATAAATAATCAATATAGTCTTACTATATGTAGGCAATCTATGTGTAATGATTTAATTAATCAAGGGTGTTATATAAATAAAACTGCATCTATTAGATTTCCATTTCTAGATAAGAAGTTGATGAGACATTTTATTAGAGGTTTTTATGATGGAGACGGTAGTTTAATTCTTAATGCCAATAGAAGTCATAATTGTTTAAACTTCACAAGTGGTAGTTTAGAATTTTTACAACAGCTTCAAGACAATCTAAAAGGTGTTTCTATTACTAATGGTGGAATATCCAAGGAGAAGAATTACGAAGTATGGCATCTAAGATATGGGGGAAAACAAGTTCATATAATTCTTGATTGGTTATATAATAGTTCTAATTTGTATTTAAAGAGAAAGTATAATAAATATTTATTGTCGAAGTAAAACAGGGTGAATTGCTGGAAAGCCTTAGTTGGTAATCAGCAGCCAAGCTATTTAGGGATAAATAGAAGGTTCAGAGACTAATAGCATACCACTAGAACAGTGATGAAGCTAACACGAGTGCCCTGCCTAATAGAAATATTAGTGATGATATAGTCCGAGCTACAGATATAATATGAAACTGTAGAACTAGTAGATAAAGAGCTACTAGGGTAACAAACTGGAAATAATTGTAGATCATCAGGAAAAAGTAATATATCCTATTGATTTGAAGACTACTGGGCATCCTGAGGAAGAATTTGAACAATCATTCCTGACTTGGAGATACATGATACAAGCACAGCTTTATTCATATATCCTCAATGAAGTTGTCAGAAGAGATGAGTACTTCAAAGACTTCAAGATAGCTCATTATACATTCATACCTATCAATAGAGTTACATTAGCACCTCTTGTTTGGAGATACTATGAGAACTTTGCACAGGTGGATATGATTGGTGATGATGGTAAGGTATACAGGAACTGGAGGAAGTTACTGACAGAACTGGATTACTATTTGAAGAATCCAGATATCAAGTATACCAAAGATGTCAGAGATAGAAATGGAGTAATGAAAATAAGTAATTTGAAATCAGCATGAGAAAAGCTAAGAGCTTTGATTCCAATGACATAGTAGGTCAGAGGTTTGGCAAGTGGACTGTATTATCTTATGAAGGTAAGGAGTCACATGGTTTAAAGATATACAAATGTGTGTGTGATTGTGGTAAGGAAGGTCTAGTAACAAGAGCTAACCTGATAGGAGGCTCTAGTACATCCTGTGGTTGTAGTAGGTATAGAATACATGACCCAGAGAAGAAGAGAAACTATCAGAAGCTATACAGACTGGGACTATCAAGAACATACAAACTATGGGCTAACTTGAAGAATAAGTGTAATAATCCCAACAACCCAATGTATGAGAAGTATGCAGGTATGTTTCCAGATAGATGGAACAACTATAACAACTTCCTGTCAGATATGGGTGAAGTGAAAACTGATTACACTATTGTGAGGTTGGATACAACAAAGCCCTTTAGTAAAGAGAATTGCAGATTTGATAAACTGGTGAGAGGTAAACCTATTTGATATAACATTAAACTGTAAGTCTTACAGGTGGTTTTATTATTAAGTAACAAATGTGCTCTTATGTTCTTGAGTAGAAGCTGGAACATAAGAACTCTCACCATTTAAAATTATATAAACATGAAGATTAAAGTAAAGATTATAACCCCTGGGTGTATGCCTACAATAACTGAGAAAGGGGATTGGATAGACCTGCGTGCAGCAGAAACTGTGCATATGAATGCACCACAAGCAGGAGTGAGAAAGAGAAAGAAGAGTGTAGAAGGTGAACAGGTCAGTACCAGAGATGTAACATTTGATTATAAGTTGATCAGACTAGGTGTTGCAATGAAGCTGCCTAAAGGCTTTGAAGCTGTAATCAATCCAAGAAGCAGTACTATGCAGAGCTATAGAGTTATCAGTGCTAACAGTCAAGGAGTTATTGATAACTCTTACTGTGGTAATGATGATGAATGGAGATTCCCTGCTATTGCAATGGAGGACACTACTATCTTTCAGTCTCACAGAATCTGTCAGTTCAGAATCCAGCCAGCTCAGAATGCAACTGTATGGCAGAAGCTAAGATGGTTGTTCTCTGGCAAGGTTAAGTTTGAAGTAGTTGATGACTTGAGAAGTAACAACAGAGGAGGCTTTGGAACTTCAGGAGTACAGTAATAACTCTAAAAAAAAAGAATGAGAACATGATAACAAATATAGTGTATGTGGTGGGAATTGTACTCTTGGCTGCTCTCTTTGCTGAGATTGTAAGTGCAATTAGAAGGAGAGGCAAAGTGAAGATAGCAGATAGAATGTCATTCAAGGAGACTCTTGATTTAACTGAGTTGCCTATAGTGACATTCAAGCAAGGAGACAAGAAACTGAACTTCCTGCTTGATACTGGAGCTACTAATTCAATCATCAATAAGTCTATTATAGATGAACTGAAGCACATTCCTGCCAAGTATGTTGATACTATCTATGGTGCTGAGGGCAACAAAGAGTATGTGGATGTAGTAGAGATGGATATAACCTATAGAGATAAGCCATTTAAGGATATGTTCTATGTGTATAACTTAGATGCTGCCTTTGGAAACATGAAGAGCAAGTACGGTGTAAACCTGCATGGTATTATAGGTAGTTCCTTCTTTCAGAAGTATAAGTTTATGATTGACTTTGATGAATTAGTAGCATATTCAGTACAATAATGGAAGATATAATCAAGTTAGAGACTACTGGAGAGAACAACAATTATCTAAAGAAGCTGAAGAAACCTGATGGTAGTGAGTCTAAGACATATGTACTTAAGGTGACAGACCCTTATGTAGCTATAACTAAGACACCTACTGGTGGTCATGCCTCTATTGGGGCTACAGGTAGTAACTTGATAGTTGTTGGTGAAGAATTAAAAGAAGTTAAAGCAGTAGTGAAGTCTATTGATTTCATTATTGGGTATGGTTACACTATAACATTTTATTAGTATGGATACAGACTGGGATTATGGAGAGTTGAAGGAGGAGCCTATAACATATTATGGGGAGCAGATATACTTTGTTACAGGACAGAGTAGTCTGTTTGGTGATGAGGACAGACCCTACAAATGCATCTCAGTTGAAGAGTCTCTTGAACTACTTAGTACACTCAAAGTAGTTGGTTTGGATAGTGAAACTAAAGGAACTGAAATCTGGCAAGGAACTCTGTTACTTCTTCAACTAGGCAATAAGAAGTTTCAAGTAGTAATTGACTGTCTTACTGTTGATGTTAAGAGGTATAAGAGTTTCCTTGAAAGTGACAGGCTCTTTATTATTCACAATGCTAAGTTTGATTTAAGGTGGTTGTATAAAGAAGGTATAGTAGTCAGGAATGTGTATGATACATTCCTTGGTGAGAAGATACTCTTCTTAGGATTTCCTCCTGGAATAGTCTCACTGAGCTTGCAGGCTTGTGTAAAGAGATATAGAAATGTAGAACTTGATAAGACTGTAAGAGGTAAGATTAATGGTGGGTTGACTGATGAAGTCATTATATATTCAGCTAATGATGTAGTCTGGCTTGAAGATGTAATGAATGAACAAGTCAACTTACTCACCATAAGGAAACAGTTAGCTGCTATGGATATTGAGAATAGGTTTGTGAGAGTGCTAGCCTATATTGAGTACTGTGGCATAAGACTGGATGTGAACAGGTGGAAAGCCAAGATGATGAAGGATGAAATCAGACTTAGAGAAGCTGAGACTAAGCTCAATGAGTGGGTAGTTAACTATGTATTATCCAAAGGTGAAGATGCAGTTATAGCTTATGATATAACAGGAAGAAGAGGAAAGAAGAAGAGGGCTAAAGCCTCTGAGGGAAAGTATGTAGCAATAGACCCACAAAGGAGTTTATTTGAGGAGTCCAAGCCTAGATGTATCATTAATTGGAATAGTAACAAGCAGGTCATACCACTATTTGAAGAGCTAGGATTTGAACTATGGACCAAAGACAGAAAGACTGGAAGGTTAAAGAAGTCTGTAGACTCCAAGTTAATCAAAAGACAGAAGGACAAGAGTGATATAGTACCTTTGTATCTAGAGTATTCAGCAGCATTCAAAGTAGTAACCTCTTTTGGTCAGAACTTTATTGATGCAGTCAATCCAGTAACAGGCAGGATACATCCTACCTTCAATCAAATGATGGATACTGGTAGACTGAGTTGTGGTAAAGGTGGCAAGAAAGGAGGGGGAAAGACTAAGGATGATGATGTAGCAGAAGATGAGACTGAACTGAATGCTGATGAAGTAATTGCAGTAGATAAGAGTGTGAATATACAGCAGTTACCTAGTGACCCAGAGACAAGAGCTTGTTTCATCCCAAGTGAAGGACATCTTCTGGTGGATTGTGATTATGGAGATCAGGAAGGCCATGTATTTACTGAGCTAACTCAGGACAAGGCTTGGATTGAGTTCTATAATGACCCTGCTGAGAGAGATGGTCATGCCTTTGTAGCTAAGATGATATTTCCAGATGAGTTGAAAGATATACCTGAGAATGAGGTAAAGGCAAAGAGAAAGGACTTAAGAGATGCAGCTAAACCAGCTAGGTTCACATTTAACTATAATGGAACTGCGCCTGCATTAGCAGCTAATACTGGCAAGCCTTTAGACTTCTGTGAGAAGTGCTTTAAGACTTACTTCAATGCATTCAAGGGTATTGACAGGTTCTTCAAAGTATCAAAGAAGAATATGTGGGACAGAGGTTATATACTAATCTCAGAATATACTGGGCTTAGGGCATATATCTATGACTGGCCTATTCTGAAAGGTATTGAGAAGAGGAAGAATAGCATGGGTCAAGAGTACTGGGACTTGTATAGGAAAGCCAAAGAGTCTGGTATGGTGATTGATGATGTGCCTGGAGTGGTGATGCAGGAAATAGCTAAGAAGTTTGCTCAAGGAGAGCCACTTTCAGCCATAGCTATAAGGTATGAGTATAAAGCAAAGAAGGGTGATAAAACAGAAACAAAGTATATTGACATTAACTGGCAGACTGTTATAGTGAAGGTGTTTAAACACCTGAGCAAGAGAAGGAGTTCATCAGAGAATCAATCATGTAATTACAGTTCACAGGGAACTGCGGCTGCAATGACAAAAGTAGCAGGTATTTTATACTTTGATTATTTAGTAGAGAGTGATTTAATATTCAAAGTACTGATACCCAATGATATACACGATAGACAAAATACTTGTCGTGTTTAAACTGTGTTAATTGCTGGAAACCCCTAAAGGAGTAAAATACTATGCATTTTGCATATGTGACAATTTTTACTTATCTTTGTACATAAACTAACATGAACAATAGTATGAGTACAAGAATGGGCAATCAGCAGCTAGACCTCACAAATGAGCAGAAGCAGGTCTTGATAAGTGGTAGACTAGGAGATGGGTATTTAGCACCTTCCCCTAATGAGAGATTAGGAGCATATTATGCTACTAACTGTAAGTATAGAGAGTATCTTGAATTTAAGAAGAGTATGTTAGGTGAGTTATGTGATACAACTAATATAAATAGTGTTGAACATAATGGTTATTCTAGTTCTAAGATTTACACTCTTAGAACTAAGAGAGATGCTAATATAAGTTTAATAAGAGATGCTACTATAGCAGATATATTAAGTGAGTTAGATGAATTAGGGCTAGCACTATGGATTTATGATGATGGTAGCTTACACAAGAATAAGCTATTCTTCAACATAAATACACAATCATTCCCAAGGGATGTTCAAGAGGGGCTATTTATACCTACATTTAACAAGTTTAATATATTTCCAAAACTAACTATTGAGAGAAAGAAGGATGGTAGAGAGTTCTGGTATTTAAGGATTTCAAAGTATGAAGGTGCTTATGAAATATCTAACATACTTGAAAAATATCCTTTAGAGTGCTATGCTTATAAGAGGTGGAGTTCAGAGACTATCCAGAGATGGAGTAAGCTCCAAGAGGAGTTGAAAAGCACAGATATAGATAGGAGAACTTTAGCTTGTATGCTAAGGAAGATATCTATATAAGATATAGTCCGAACTTATAGGAAACTATAAGAAGATATGTGGAATCGACATATCTGTAACATAATATGGAGTATCTGACTGAACCACCTGCTGAAATAGCTGAGCAGGAAGCAAGGAAGTTGAGTGAGTGTATGGAGTATGCTGCATCACTGTTCTGTAAGAGTGTAACTATCAAAGCAGTGCCTGAAATAGGGACCTGTTGGATACATTAAAAAGTAAGATATGGGAATAATAGCAGGTATTACAGCAGCAGTTTTGATATTGCTGCTAATGCTTATATATTGGTTTGCTTGTTATCAAATAGATAAAACTACTTATCTATATAAGGGTAACAGCTACTATTATATAGGCAGGTGCTTAATGAAGACTGAATCAGGAATGTGGGTTTCTGCTATCATATATGCTGATAGATACAATAAGTGTCAGTATGTACGTGAGGAAACTGACTTTATGACTAAGTTCATTTCATTAAAGCAATGGAGAGAACAGAATAAGAAGTGTAAATTTGTAGATAAAAGTAAATGAAAAAAGACTTTGCAGAAGTGACTCCTGCTTCAGGGAGTGGTACTCAAGTAGTCACAGTTACTGTCCCAGCTAACACTGGTGCTGCTATAGGAGATTATACATTATACTGTAAGAATGGTAGATTAGTAGTTGAGTTTAACCTTGATGACTATATCAACTTCCAGGATGATGCTATAGTTGAATATACAGTAACAGACCCTGCTAATGGTAATTCCTTCAGTGGTAGCTTTGCATTTATGTTTATGTATTCACCTAACTAACCACTCTAATGCTTGCTGATAGTATTAACAACTAAAAGTAAGCAATATGAATAAAGATTTTATAAGTGTAAGTCCAAGTAGTGGGCAGGAAGATGATATAGTAGATGTTACACTAGAAGTTAATCCTAACTTAGGTACTAGAACAACCAGCCTTAATGTTAAGACTTCTGGTGGTAACTCTAGAGCTATATCTATTCAGCGATATAGAGTTTCAAGACCAGGCTGGTGATAGAACACTATTTGGTTATATCTTCCGCCCAGCTACTTAAAATAATAAAGAATGATGGATATTAATAAAAATGATATATTCTTGTGCATTAGAAGTATACCCACTGTAACTGCTATAGGACCTCTAAGGTCTGATAGTTTTGATGGAAATGCTTTTACTAAGGGACGTTATTATAATGCACCACTGAAGGGTATCTTGATTAATAATCAAGGTAATTTATGGAAGCCTGAAGGTAGCTTTGATTCTTACAAAGATTACTTCCAGCCAGCCTCTAGAGGAGTAGTAAGTAATGAATCCAACAGTAAGGAGCTTGATGAGTTCCAAGTACTTGTAGGCAAGATGCATGATACATATGTAAGAAAGAACCATGACTATGGTAACTCCTTTGATGTGTCTATGGATGAAGAAGGTCTCACTGCTGCAAGAATCAGACTGAATGACAAATGGTTGAGATTCAAGCAGTTGTCTAAAGGTGAAGAGGCTCTTGTTAAAGATGAGTCTATAAGAGACACTCTTCTTGATATGGCTAATTATTGCATCATGACAGTGATGTGGATGGATAGAAATAAGAAAGAAGATGACAAGGCATGTGAATAGTATCACTCCTGATAACATCATTCCTAATAGAGACAGGGTGGCTAACAAGCCACTCTATCTTTATATGAATACATACCAAGGTAAGTATGAGGGTGGGATGATAATAGTAGCTGCTAGAAACCCCATGAGAGCTATGGAACTTATTCAAGAGAAGTCTGTTGAATATGACCATGTAGACTTAGAGCAGATAGTAGGAGCTACTTATGAGGGGGAGGAGAAGGTTATTAAAGAATGTAACTATATTGGGTAATGGCAACAGAGAAACAATTAAGATGGAGGTACAGAAGTCATATTCTATGGAGACTCAAAGGTCTAGCTGGTATGTCCCATATAGCTCAAAGTATTAATCTTACTCCTAGTGAAAGAGAAAAGTTAAACAAGGCATTTGATTTGATTAGAGAGGTTACTGATAACTCAACTCAAGGCAGTAGAGAACTGGGGTTCAAGGCTGTAGTGAGATGTAGATATTGTGGTAAACCTGCTACTAATCCTAATCAATTGTGTAGTAAGTGTTATAAAGAAGCTTATGGATATAGCTATTGAAGATGTATTACATGAAGCAGTTGAGACTGCTTTCATACCACCTAAGATATGGGTGGTGACATTTAATGTGAGGGCTAAAGGAAAAGGCTGTGCAATAGTCAAAGCACCTAATGCTAAGGAAGCAGGCAACATCCTTAAGACTAGTGGTATGTATAATGGTACTCAATCTGATTACCTTATAACTAAATGTGAAGAGGTGGTTATACCACCTTGTTGTGGTTTAATGGCTGAACAAGTAGTGACATATGATGAGTACAGATAACTACCCACCTGGGGCAGCTGATGATCCTAGAGCACCTTATAATGAGGATGAACTGGAGGAGATTGATGTAACTATCAGTATTACTTGCAGTAAGAGTACTACTATTCATGTACCTAAAGATTGGAGAGAGCAAGAGTTAAGTCTGACTGAGTTAGCTAAAGCTCAAGTGATGCCTCCTTTCTATCTAGGTAGACAGTGGGTAGTAGATGATTATGTAGCAGTGGAGGAATAGTATGGTAGATAGATTAGGTAGAGAAGTAAAGGTTGGGGATAGAGTAGTATTCATTCCCAATCATTACAAGGAGTTAAGAGAAGGAGAGATAATCTCCATAACTGAGTGCAGGGTTAAGATTAAAGAGGATAACTCTCTTTATGCAAGAACCTATATTAAGTCTAGTAATCAGTTTGTTAAAGTAACACCAGAAGTATGAAGATATTAGGAGCATCTAATGATAGTGACTATATAGTTCAGTTGACTGGGAATGAGCTGGCTAATGTGCTGGGGTTTTATGGCAGATATGATGCAGAGTTCATCAAAAGGATAAAACTTGCTAAGGAAGGAAAAGACCTGCCTATATCATCAGTATATAGTAACTATCACAAGATTAAAGGCATTGTAGGTAGTTCCAACTATGACAAAGCCAGAGCTAAGTTAGGAGAAATGTTGAAGGCTTTGAAGCCTATTGAAGAGTTATTAATTGAATTAAAGGAGAAGTATGAAGCTAGTTAAACCATCATTTGAGATATGGAATCAAGAATCTGGAATAGAGGGAATCTATAAACAGATAGAGAGAGCAGGCAGAGTATGCTACAAGTCAGAAGACAAGATAGCAGAGGGTACAGCCAAAGTGTTTACTGACAGGATGATTAGTAGTGGTCATACTGCCATGTTAGAACATGGCACTGTATATCTGCTTGTTGACATAAGCAGCTATTGTAACTTCAGTTGGGAGAAGAGTGTTGGATTTTACATGGATAATCCTTACTCTAGAGTGGTGGAGATAGAGATTGATGAGTGGGCAATTACTACAAACTATAGAGTACTTGTAGAGAATGATAAACTTGATGACTTACAGTACTTATGTGAGCCTACAGAGTATCATGAAAGAAGAACTACTGCACACTTTAACCTGCAAATAGCAATATCAAGAGAGTTCAACAGACATAGAGTAAACTCTATAGCTGAGCAGTCTACTAGGTATTGTAACTTTGGTAAGGATAAGTTTGGTGGAGTTAACATTAGCATACCTAGCTGGGTGAGTGAGAATATGATTGACTTGAGTAGATTTGAAGGGTGGAGCTTACCAACCTTTGATGAACTGAAGGAGGAGTATTTCAGTAAAGACCCTTGTGGAGTATCAGCTGATGACTGGGGTCCTGTTGAGTGGTGGATATGGTCTAACTATGTAGCTGAAGAGACTTACTTGAAGCTTCTTGAATTAGGTAGAAAGCCTCAGGAAGCCAGAGTAGTATTGCCTCTGGATACTAATACTGAGTTAGTTCATACTGCATTCATCAGTGATTGGAAACACTTCTTTGAGTTAAGAGATGATAAGCAGCACGCACATCCAGATGCATACTTCTTGGCTCATGGATTGCATAGTGAGATGATGCCAGATTTGTATGATGCAGCTAATCCAGACGAATTATGGCAGTGGTGTATTTCTTAATAGGATTCTTTGTTGGATTAGTAGTAGCTGCTGCATCAGTTGTATATGCAGTAAGTAAAATATTTAAATTATAACATTATGATTAAAGAATTTCAGGTAGGTGATGTATTGAGTGAATCATCTCATTACAGAGTGACAAAAATGCTAGGTAATGATACAATGCTTGAGCATCTTGAGAGTGGTGATATTGTACATATTAATAAGATGTACATTGAAAAGTATCTCACTTCAGCTGATGAGATACTTGAAGTTGTCAAGGTCACCAAAGAGGACAAGAGAGATGGCACTTTGGGTATTAGAAGTATCTTTGAAAACATACATAGTGATCAGGCATTCACTGTATGTTTCAAGAAGCAGGATAGACCTAAGACCCAAAAGAAGTTAAATGCTGAGATTGCTACACTGATTAGTGACTTCTCTGATGAGATTGACACTATTCAGAAGAGCAAGAAAGGTGTGGCTGAGGCTGCAAAGAAGTTTGCAGAAGAGCTAATCAAGAATCCTATCCTTCCCTATGAAGAGGGAGAGGACAGAGTGCTGAGAGGTTTCAAGATACAGTTTGAATCCAGAGATGGAAGATATAACTGTGTTGATGTAGACCTTCCTACTAATGAGAATGTGAGACCAGTTAACATTAATGCTATTCAATGGTTAATCATTGATGGTAAGAAGTATGTAGTAGAATGATTGGTTACAGAATTGTACTAGGTGAGTTCTCATACAATGATGGAACCACTGAAATAAGAGAAGTATGGATAACCTCTAATGATAGATGTTTTGTTAGAGGTAGTAAGTTAAACACTTTTATTCAAGTAGAAAAAGACTCATTCAAAATAATTAGTTAACATTATGAAAGTAGAAGAGAGACATTTAATTGATAGCATCAAAGACTTCCCTGCAAGGGTAGTTGAGTTGATGCTTAGAAAGCAAGTAGAGCAAGGTAACAAGGAAGACATTAGTGTATTCCAAAGAAAGTGTGATGCCTCCCTTATTGAGGGTGGTTTTAATTGGTCAAGGACTGTTGAAGATACTCCTTTCTGGAGTAAGATTATTAATCTGCACCAGTTTGGTTTAATACCTGAAGAAGTACCAGCTAAGACTGTTGAAGAGCCTACACCATCCCCTGCTATTAACATCAATCTTAAGGTGGGAGACAGAATAGTAGCTAAGTTGGAGAAGAAGAGTACTGAAAGAGTAGTAGTTGCTATTCTTGAAGGTGCTGACTATCCTATCTTAACTGTGAGTCCATTAGGCTTCACAGAACTACCTAGTGGTACTAACAGACAGTTTACTATTACATCTCATAAGCTGGATGAAATCAAGTTAAACCTACTAGAGTTAAGCTGACTCTGAAAGACATTTCTGAAGGTAAGGAAGTTGGTATTGACCCTAGCTTGATTCAGATTGTGCAAGGATAAACACCTATTATAGAGGGGAGTAGCAATACTCCCCTTTGTTGTTATATAAGAAATGTTCTTTCCACATAGAACATTTAGACTTATTCTATTGCTTATTTAAAATATATATTCTACTTTTGCAAAGTAAATAACTAATTAATTGAATGTTATATGAGTAAGACTTGTTATACTCCAGAAAAAGGTCTGGATGATGTAATAGCTAGTAAGGTAACAGGATGGAACAAATACTTAGTTGCTAATCTGAGAGGTCTGTATCAAGAGAGAAACCCTGATGCTGGAACTCCAGATGCTGAGACTCTGATTAAGTTCAGGAGAAGTCTTAGTAGAGAGGATGCTAAGAGAGTACTTGATGCTGTTAACAGCCCAGCTGTATCATATAGTCAACTAAGAGATGACTTCGCTGCTGAGGAAAGATTCAACAGAATCAGTATGATTTCCACCTTATTCTCAGACATTATAGATGCTGTTCAGGAGGAGAATCCTACTAGAAGTAGGAAGGACATCATAGCTGGATATACTGAAAATGGACAACAGGTTGGTGGTGTAGCAGGTATCTTCAATGAGATATATGATACACTTCAATCACAGTATAGTGATGCAGTAGAAGAAGGTGACACTGAGACAGCAAACAAGTATCAGAAGGTATTTGATAACTGGGGAGCCTTAATATCCTTTGCAAAGATTAGAATTAGAGATGCAGAAGAGCTTAAATTAGGTCAGAACATTAGCTTTGCTGATGATGCTAATCCTAACAACTTCAATGAGAATGACATGACTGAGAAGTTCATTATGGAAGAATCAAAGAGAGAAGGTTGGATGGAGAAAGCTGAATTAGAGTCAAGTTTTGGTTCTATTGGTAAGCAGGTTAGAAAGGTGATTGGAAGAACTCCTGTCTACAAGAATGGTGAGCCTGTGATGGATGATTTGGGATTCCCTGTAATGCAGGACCCTGTAAGAATGCACCAAGAGTTACTTGATGTATTGAGAGGTGTTGGCAGTGAATCTGAAATGATGGCTGCACTTAGAAGATATAGTGGTACAGCTGGTTGGGTAACACCATTCATGGCAGAGCTGGAGAATCCTCAGGTAAGAACTCAGTTCTATACTGACTTCAAGAAGAACTTCCAGCCCTATTCAATGCAGACTGAAGAGAAGGATGGTCCTTTCATTAAGTACAAGACTGCTATACTCAACAGAATTAAGGGTGACAGACCTTTCAGTTCTTTCTTAACTGGTGTTAAGATGGGTAAGCTAGTCAATCCCACCAGAAGTATCTTTGAAAAGAGTGGATTGAGTACAAGAATCATGCCTGTAAGAGTGGAGAGAATAAGGAACTACATTCTTGATAACCTCTCAATCTCTGAGCAAGATCAGAAGGAGTATGACAGAAGGGTAGCCATATATAATGCATCTCCTATTGCAACAGCTAAGCCTGCAAAGCCTAAGAGTAAGTTTGATAACCTAAGCAGAGTAGAGAAGAAGCAGTTCTTGATTGAAGCTACAGAAGCACTCAACATTGATATAGATGGAGAGACTCTTGATAGAATCATGAGCAAAGCAGCTGACATGAGAAAGCTGACTGATAACCTGTTGCAGACTGCACAATTTGGTCTTAATCTATCTAATGAAGAGAAGTCAGGAGCCAAGTCTATCAGTTATGAAGAGCTCATAAAGAGAGCTTCAAGTACTGAAAAGAGAGGTGTACTGAGAGAGAAGATTACTAAGATGCTGGCTGTTGTAGCTAAGAACAGAGAAGGCTTGAAGCTTGAATCAAGGACTAGATATGGTGATACCACATTCTATAGTAATATAACTCCTTCATTCATGGGAGATAGATTTGACAAGATAGCCAGCTTTGCTGAAGCAGGTGATATAACTGGTCTTAGGGCTACTCTTGAAACTACTTATCTGAACTCACAGTACTTTAATTATAATGGTAAGATACTCAACAAGTGGATAGAGGACTTATATAATAGTGACCTGTCTAAAGAGGATAACTTTGCATCTAACTTCACATATAAGAGGTTCCTAGGTACAGGTGATTTGAACTTTGAGGATTTCACCAGTAAGCAGCAGGCTATACAGATGTTGAATGAGTACTTCTCTGAAAGACAGATTAGTTCTAAGAGTCAGTATGCATGGTATCCTGTATTCATTCTTGGTGATAGTGGAGTATCAAAGTTCATTAAAGCCAAGAGATATAGTAGCACTGAGATACTTGATGGTCTGTATAATGTATATGTGCAGGAACATAGAAGAATGGAGCTGGTTAAAGCAGCTAACAAGAAGCTGGCAGATGCAGGTTACAAGTTGATTGATAACTTCTCCAAGACAGAGAATGAGTATACTTTACTCCCATTCTTAAATGAGCCTAAGTATGCTGATATGATTAAAGAGGGCAACCTTGAACAGTCAGTTAAGGATGCTATCAAGGCATATATGAATGATGCTGTAGGTACATTCAAGAGCAGACTTAGTGAGCTGGGAGTACTTGATGATGTGAATGGTCAGTATAAGTATCTAAGTCAGGAAGTAAAGGGTGACAGAAGTCTGGATATGGTATTATCAGACTATTACTGGAATACTAAGTTTGCTACTATCCAACAGTTACAAATGATGACTATTGACCCATCCTTCTATAATGGAACTAAAGACTTGCAGAAGAGATACAAGGAGATTCATGCTCCTGGTAGTGCTCTTAGTACAGAGGCTATTAACCCCTGGACTGGTCAGAGATATAGTGAAGATGGTATTGAAAGAGTAGTGTACTTTGATGACATTGATGTTAATGCTGAGGACTTTGATAAAGACTTTATGAAGGCTATTGCCAGTCACTTTGGTGAGAACTCTCCAGTATATAAAGCATACAAGAGAAACACTCTTACTGATGGTCAGGGATATAGAACTATTGAGAGCTATAGAAAGGTCATGGGTATGGCAGGTAAATGGGGAGAAAGAGAAGAAGCTGTTTATAATCAGATTCAGGCACTGAGAGCTAAGATAGGCAGAGATGAGAATCCATCCAAGGAAGACATCAAAGCATTGAATGAGCTTGCAGTAACCTTTCAATCTATCAAACCTTATATGTATACCTTTGAGAAGTTTCCTGTAAATAGCACTGATTATCTCATAGTACCTGTTCAGCACAAGTATGCAGAAGCAGTCCTTATTCCAGAACTCCTACCTTCTGGTAGTAAGTTGAGGGATATAGCTTATTGGATGGAGGATCATGTAAATCCTGAAACAGGAAAGAGTGAACCTATTGATATGATTGGTTCCACTAAGATTGTTAAGGTAGGAGGATTTGGTTCTACAGATATAGCTAAGTCTAACTCTTCTACTATTGCCTCTGACCTTAATAAAGGTTATGTACATAAGCTGAGTTATGGTGACTATAGAATACAGACTAATGTTCCAGAGCATGTAAATGCCTCTCAGTTATTTGGTACTCAGGTAAGAAAACTAATCATGGCAGGTATTACTAAAGCTAAAGACTATAGCAGTTATGTAGGTGGCAAGATGGTTAATCTAGGTGGCAGACATGGCAAAGTACCTATGAATGGCTTAGGTGTTGTGAGGTTCTATAATGCATTAATCTCTGCTAACATCATTGACTCTTATAATACTTTTGAACAGGCAATCAGTGATCCCACTAAGATAAGTGAGAGACTTATTCAAACTACTGCTAACAACAGTAGAGAGTCTAAGGACAACATGATGGCTTATTCTCTGGATGAGAATGGTAACTTCACTATTCCTTTGTTTGAGGGAGGTTTGGAACATGATTCATCTGCACTATTCTTCAGCCTATTTAAGAAGATGGTTAATAAACAATCTATTAAAGGTGGTAGTGCTGTGCAGGTATCTGCTATGGGCATCACTGGTTATGAGGAAGATGGGGGACTGAGATATGTAACTGATCCTAATAATCCTAATAACATATTGTATGCTGAATGTGAAATACCTTGGGACCTTAATTATACTGATAACAATGGTGTGGAACATAGCTTGGAGTTCAGTGACTGGTGTAATGAAGATGGCACTATTAAGACTGATAAGAATGGTAATCCTCTAATAGAGAAGACCTATCCTAACATCTTAAGTATGCTTGCATATAGAATCCCTACTGAAAGAGACTACTCTATGATTAACCTTAAGGTTAAGAGGTTTAGTCACAAGATGGCAGGAGGTACTATTAAGGTTCCACCTCAGGGTACTACTATCTCAGGTTTTGACTTTGATATTGATAAGCTCTATTTCATGAGAAATGAGTATCAGTTTAAAGAGATGACCAAAGATCAAATAGAGGAAGCATGGAAGGACTTCTATGGTGAGCACCCTGACTTATATCAGGAATTGAAGGAGCTGAGAGGTGCTGATGAAGGTGTTGGTAAGTTATTATCCAGTCTGTTAGGTACTGAGGTTAGTGAGAAGGACAGACTATATAAGTATAAAGAAGGTGTAACTGCTGAGTTCAATAGATGGTTGGCTGGTAGGAGAAGTAAGTATTCATCATTGGATACCTATGACTTTGATAAGACTCCACTAGAGAATAGTAAAGCTACTAGAAACAATATGCTTATTAATCTGATTCAACAGAGACTTAGTGATGAAGAGACCTTTAATAATAGATACACTCCAGGTGGTTTTGCTAATGCATCAAAGGCTGCAAGACTAATGAGAGAGTTGATATTTGGTAAGAATGAGGTTAATCACACTGATGGAACTGTTGATTTATCCACCATAAGTAGGAATATTGCTGATGGTAAGTCTCAAGACCCTGAGCCTAATTATGACCCAAGTGATCCATTGACCATTATCACATATAACCAGCAGAATCAGGTAGCTGGTAAGTTGATTGGTATCTTTGCTAATCAGAATACTAATCATGCCTTTGCTTCATTGATGGATGAGTTCTACTTGAAAGAGCCTATCTCATTTGCTGGTAAGTCCTATTGGGACCTGCTGCATAATGATAAGGTAGATACAAGTTTAACTGTAGCTGAGTTCTTGTCTGCATCAGTAGATGCTGTTAAGGACCCTGTGTTGAACTTCTTGAACTTGAATACCATTACAGCTGATGCTGGCGCTATGTTGGCAAGACTTGGTTATACTACTGAGGATATTGGTTTGTTATTCAATCAGCCAATTATTAGGGATATATGTGAATACAGCTTTAATAATGGAGTGTCTAATATAAACACTGTCATAAGGAATGTGCTTGATATGTATGAGCTCACTGGTGATGCAAGAAAGCCTGTTCCTGATATTGACTATAGTGCAGAGAGGTTAGCTTATAACATTGTTACAGCTAGCCAGACAAGCAAGTCAGAGTTGATGAAGAATGAAGACTTTGTTGCTCAACAGAGAAACATTGCAACCCTATTCAAGGATATAGTTGAGGCAAGTGATAATGTATCTCAGTTTGTAAGGAACACTAAGTTTACTGCTTCAAATGCTGTAGGTTCTACCTTTGGTGATGCCTATGCACAGCAGATGAAAGTAGCTAACTATGTGAAGTCTTTTGAGAATGCAGATAAACTAAAGATACATATGAAAGTTGCTAATGGCATCTATACTCCAATGAGTAATGAAAGCACTGAAGGAATGGATGACCAACAGTATATGGAGAAGTTACTTGATAACCCATTTGCATATGAACAAGCTATGTATGATATGAATAGAAGAGCTGAAAAGAAGATTAACAGATTCTTCCCATATAATACTAAGACATATACAGATGCAAGAAACACTGTAGCTAAGTTAACTGATAATGGCTTACTGAATGCAGAGACTATTAACAGTATACACAGTGACCTTATGGTCTATATGCTTGGTCAACAGGAGAGCAGCTTATTCAATGGTAGTGTATCTATAGATGCAGCAGGTGAGACTGTGACAGCCAGAGAATACTTCACTGAGATATTCCCTGAAGGTCTGTATAAAGTCTTGGACAATAATCCAGCTATGAGAGCACTTCCTATATTCCAGTATATGCAATTCACTACTGATGAAAAGACAGGTAAAGTGAGTATGAATATACAGGATATTGGTGGTCTTGAATCTTATCAGAAGGATGAGTTGAAAGAGAGTTGGGGAGACTTGATGAGGAATGAAGAGACCAGAGAGATTGCACAGTCATTGTTCTTGTATAACTATTATAAGCTGGGCTTTACTTATAGTCCATTAGCCTTCATGAACCTAGCACCTGTAGAGGTTAAACTAGGTGTTCAGGTTGGCTTTGACTATAATGGAAATCCTAAGTCTTATGTAGACTTCCTGAATGATGTTCAGAGAGGTGGCATAGGTATTAACTCCAATGAGTTTGCCAAGCAGTATATATTGAATCACACTGATAATAAGAGGTTAGTGTATACCCCTAAAGGTAATAGTAAGAAGATCATATCCAAGCTGGTATATAATAACAGTGTAGCTCAGGACAGCTTTGTGCTTGATGTTGAGAAGCTGGGTACTGATGGAAATGACTTCTTGCTGAAGACACCTAATAAAGGTGAGTATAGATTCAAACCTGCTATTATGATGGATGATATGGTATACATGGCAAGTAGTGATGATGGTGCTGAGTTCAATGTAAATTCATATGGTTCAATGACCTATGTGAGAGTTGATGCTTTAGGTAGTTCAGGTAAGTCTCTTCAATATGTATCAAATCCCCTTACAGCTTCTAAGAGTGAGGCTGCTCCTTCTGTTGTGGAGGAGGCAAGTACCTCTATAGAGCCAGAAGTAGTAATTATAGAAGATAAGAGGACTATGCAGGAGTTGATAAAGGAGGCTACTGAGTTAGCAATGCAGGCAGACAATACTTTAGAGAGGAGTCTGGTTGTTGAGATGCTGAACAGAGCAAGTAGAGAAGATTTGATTGATACAATTAACTCTCTCAAGGCACAGGCTAATGATATAACTGACCAACAAGGTAATAAGATATGTTGATATGAGTAAATGTGTAATTAAACCACAGGTTAAGAATAAGGAAGGTAAGTTTGTAGATAGTGAGCTTTTTAGCTCACTTCTACACTTTACTGGTAACAGGGAGATGGCTAAGCAGTATTATGCAGTAGGTACTAGCCCTGAGTTCCTTAGCAGAGTAGCAAGTGAAGCAAAGTTTGATGCTAATGGGGAAATCACTTTCCAGTCATTGAGGAAGCTAAGTAAGTTAGACCTGAATGCTGAGAGAGTGAAGCAGACTCTTAATAAAGACTTAGGTGCTGGAGTATATGACTATAATGAAGCTGTGCCTAAGCTACAGGCATTCAACAGGAATAGCCAGTATAATGATAAGTATATGGCTACTATCATTAATAGGAGTGATGGCAAAGTAGACTTGACAGTAGTTGAGAAGAACAAAACCAACACTGCTCAACTGAATGATAATATAGCTAACAGAAGTCTGCAAGAGAGAATCAAGTTCTATCTGAACAGAGCTGGTGCTGACTATACCTTCATGACAGAAGATGAGAGGGCTAATGGTAGATACAGTACTGTTAATGCAACTAGAACAGCTGATAGTATGTATCAGTTGATTAAGGTAGCCAACAATGAAAAGGTAGAGAGTTCACTAGCTGAAGAAGCTGGTCACTTTGCTGTAGGTGCATTAGGTAATAGCCCTCTGGTCCAAAGACTTGAGAAGTTATTAACACCAGAAGTACAGAAGTCTATAATGGGAGATGAGTATAATAGCATAGCATACAGAGCTAATCCTGCAAGAGAAGTTGCTGGATACTTAGTGGGTAGAGCTATTGATGGTCATATTGACAAGAGAGCTATATGGCAGAGTCTTGTTAACAGGATTGTCATGCAAGCCAAGAGAGTATTCAATAACATCACTGGCAATGACATAGCCAATGCTAAACTTGATGCTGTAAGAACTGCTGATGCAATAGCACAGGGGTTCATGTCACCTAACTTCCAAGGAACTGTTGAACAGGCTCTTGAGACTAAGGAAACACTGTTTAGTTCTAAGGATTCTATCAATGTATCTACCTTCAAGTCAGTATTGAATATACTCAAGCAGCAGACTGCTGAGATGGCTGCTATTAATAAGGACCTGTATAACAAGTATAACAATGTTATGGGGCAGGTTGAACTAGGCAGATTAACCCCCTCACCATCTCTCTTTGCTGACAGTATTGCAGTTGATGGTATTGTTGAAGCATTAGACCTGATGACTGATATGATGCCTGAAATGACTGACAAGTTAGTATCAGTTGACTTGACTACAGGTGGTAATACTCCTGAGAATGCTAATAAGTTGAGAGAGGTATCTGTATATGTAAGTAATGCTCAGGCACTGCTGAAGATAATACAGGATGCAACTACCAAGAACTCAGCAACTATGCTTGAGAATGCAGACTTAGAGAAGTTGAGAGTTATGAGAAGGAACCTTAATGAAGTCATTAATGGTGATAACAGACTGTTGGCTAATCTGGAAGTGAAGAGAAGAGAGTTCTTCACAAGATTCCTGCAAGATGCAATGGGGTCTAACTATGTAGAGAGAGCTGCAAGAGTTGTATTTGACTGGAAGAAAGGTCATAGAGGACTCAAGTGGGTTCCAGCAGATAAGATGAATATCAATGACTTGGTTAATTACATGGAGAGTGATATTACTCTACAGGAAATGTACTTAGCCTCTATGTCTAATAACTCTGATGTAGTAGGTCAATTAGCAGATAGAGCTACTAAGGAAGCTAATAAGTACGCTGATGATATGACCATTCAGACTCAGGACAGACTAAGATTACTACAAGAGGAATTGAAGGGTATTGGTATTAACAATACTGATGTATTCTGTGAAGTAAGTCCTAGAACTGGTAAGCTGACTGGTAATATAGTATCACAGTATGTATGGGGTGACTATGAGAATGATTGGCTAGAGTTCAAGAAAGATGCAAGAGATAGATTCAAAGCTAGTAATAACCTTGATGGCAAGTCAGACTTTGAGAAGAGTATACTCTTTGATGAGTTCTTCAGACCACAGGCAAAGTCATGGCATAAAGCACACTCACAATGGAATCAGGCAGAGGGCAGATGGTATCCAAATGAATCTTACAAGAGTAAACAATATCAGGAGATTATTGCAGGAACAGATAAAGAGAGATGGCTAGCTAAGTACATGAACCTTAAGGTGGAGTTAGATTCATTCCTTCCTGATGGCAGTACTAATATCTATAGGATGCCACAGTTCAAGGGTACTACCATGAATAAGATCAGAAACAGAAGGATGACTGAGGGTACTGGAAAGGCAGTCAGTTATACTCTAAGAAGAGAGATGGCAGACACCTTTGTAGAGGATAGTGAGGATAGAGACTTTGGTAGTGATCAGACCTACAATACTATAGAAGAGGATATGTTCTCTAATCAACTTGAGTTTGAAAAGGAGAAGGTTAATAGGTTACCTCTGTATGGTATTAATAAACTGAGAGACAGCAATGAGTTAAGTACAGACTTATTCCAATCTACTCTGGCTTATGCTGGAATGGTACATACCTATGCTGGCATGTCTAGTGTAGTAGGGGCATTGGAGTTAGGTAGAGAGGTACTCAGAAACAGGAAAGTAGCAGGGCTAAAGAATGAATCTGAGAGAGCAGAAACATCAAGAGCCTTTAGAAGGTATGGTAAATTCATGGACAAGCAAGTCTATGGTATTAACACTACAAAGATAAAGATAGGAAAGAAGTTGGTAGTTAATAAGGTAGTAGGATTCTTCACTGGTTTAGCTTCTAAACTGTTCTTAGGTGGTAATGTTGTTGGTGGTGCTGTCAATCTTGGAACTGGTGCTCTTGAAATCTTCAAAGAGGCTATGGCAGGTGAATACTTTAGTGTTAAAGACTGGGAGAGAGCTAATATAGAATACTGGAAAACTCTGCCATCTAACTGGCTTCATGCTGGTGAAGATATTAAGGAGGATAAGGTTAGTCTGCTTATCAGGCAGATGAATATACTTAATGAGAATAGAAAGAGGGAGAGAGAGTTCTTCACCAGAAAGTCTAAGTTAGTTAAGTTGAATCCAGTAGGAGAGAATCTGTTCTTACCTTACAAGAGTGGAGAACACTATATGCAGACTATGGCTTTCTTGGCTATGGCTAATGCAACTAAGTTGATTGATACTAATGGTAATCCAATCTCACTGTATAATGCATATCAGATAGTTCCAATAGATGAGAATAATCCTAAAGCAGGTAAGACATTAGTCATGAAGGATGGTGTAAGAGTGCTTGATGAGGATACTGGAGAACTAAGAGTGTGGGATACCAGTGATGAATCCAAGTTCATGGACAAGGCAAGAGAAGTGAATAACAGAATGCATGGTATCTACAATAACCAAGATAAGGTATCATTCCAGCAGAATGTGTATGGTAATGCACTATTAGCTATGAGGGGTTATGCATTAGGTATGATTCAAAGAAGGTTTGGTGTTAATGCATATAGTGTATCATTAGGAGGTGAGACTGAAGGTTCATTAAGAACTCTGGCTAAAGTAGCTGCATCTACATTCACTGATAGAGGTGGATTTGGTTTAACTGCAAGAGCTATACTACTGCCAACATCAAAGGCTACACAGCAGAAGATGCTTGATGCTGGATTCTCAGCTAATCAGTATTATAATATGAGAAGAAACTGGGCAGATATGCTAGTCATAACAGCTCTGTTCTTATTGAATCTTCTTACTGCTAAGCCTGATGATGACGATGATGAAGAGCCAGATCAAGCAATGGGAGTAGCTTACTACTTTGCTAGTAGACTATTATCAGAGCAGTCAGCATTCAATGCTCCTTGGGGTATGGTTAGAGAATCACAATCACTAACTAATGTAAGTCCAGTAGGATTTAGTGCACTGCTTAACTTATATGACTTAGCAGAGAAGTTTGTTACTCAGGATGAGTATAAATCAAGTGGTGATTCCTATGAAAAGGGAGAACTGAAGTGGCAGCATAAAGCTGAAAGAATGTTGCCATTCTATAGAAGTTGGTTATTAATGCAGAGTCCTTATCAGGCTGCTCAATCATATACATTTGGTAGAGCAACTGGTGGAGCTACTAAGTAACAATGTTCATAAATGCAAAAAGAGGCTTGGGTATCCCCCTTGCCTCTTTTTTTTTGTTGAGTTATGAATTACTCCAAGCACTCCTTCTGATGCTTCTTCTCTTCTTCAGTCATATCATTCCAAGTCTCCTTAGTATAACCTAGCTGAATAGCAGCCTGTCTTACTTCATCACTGATTGATTCCCAGTTATTAGATGATGGTATAACTGTAGCTCCCTTCTTTGCTGGTTTAGCAAATCTGTTCTTCACTTTACCCATCTTCAAACCTAAGTTCTTATTTACTGGAGCCTCAGCATCAGGTACTTCTACCTTCTTTGGTTTAACATCTGCTGGTAGCATATCTGTTATCATTTGCTTCTCTCTATCAGTTAGTTTATCATATTGAATATTAACACCAGTGTCAGGCACTGAACCTACTTGCTCAAGTGTTGGTTTAGCATCTTTGAACTCTTGTCCATTAGCAAGTAACTGGTTGCCTTCACTAATTTCATACTTGACTTTACCATCTCTGAATCCCATAGGTGCAGCATAGTCAACTCCAATAGGTATGATGTTTAGAGAAGCTACCTTAACTCCATACTTATCTTCAAGGAACTTCTTATACATAGATACCTGCTTAGCATACTTAGCTCTCTTCTCATCACTGATGCCACTTCTGTTAGTCTTCATATCAAAGATATGGAAGTTACCAAGTTCATCATATGCAAGTAAGTCTAAAGTACCTGCTACAAGTATCTCATGTTTCTGTCCTTGACTATCAGTTACTTTAACAGTACCTGTTACAGTAACATCTCTAGGTATAACAGTTAAGCCTTTACTGTCAATAAATGCTTTGAGACCATTCAACTGATTAGCAAATGCCTTCCATTGTGCCTGAGTAGCATTAGGATAATCATACAGATAGTCACTAATCAGATTACCATTCTCATCAGAGAACTCACCTGCAAAGAAGTCCCTTACAAACTCATCTACAGCTGTGCCTATATTAGTTGATGGCACTATCCAAGGACTAGCAGGATCAAATCTCTCACCTGCATTCTCATCAGCCTGAATGATAGAAGTAACTCTTGCATATCTTCTGCCTTCCTTATCAACATAGCCATTATCATCTAAAGTCATATCCTTAGAGTCATTAACTATCTTGCTCACAATAGCAGTAGTTCTTTCAGCTATAGGATTAACAGGTTTAACCTCACCCTTAAGCACTGCTCCAGACTCACTATCAACTATAGCATTACCTACCTTAACTTGGTCTGTGGCTGTAATCACAGGAGTATTAATGGGCTTACCTTGAGTAGCATTAACAGCATTGGCAACTACAGGACTAGGGTTAGTTGGAGCTACCCCCTCCTGCTTGAATGGACTATTAATATCAACTCCTCTGATAGAGTACTTGAATGAAGTCCTGCTTGCTTCAAGTATGTTATCGTCAAAGATGTTACTGATGTTATCCATTCTAGCCTTCTTGGCTTCATCAGACTCACCTTCCTTAGCATTGAAGTCATTATAGTTAACCTGCCATTTAGCAAATGGCTGACTGCCTTCAGTTCTAAATGAACCTCCATCAAGCATTAGATTAGTAAGTACTTGAGCCTTAGTCGCATCTGACATAGTGCCATTAGCAACCTCAGCCAGATTAATGACATTAGTGCCATTAGTCAGTGATAACTGATACATCCTGTTCTCTCCTAGCATATTCTCAGTAGGAGTCAATCTATACTCATAACCTTTAGGTACTGTAATGAAGTTGTTAAGCTTCTTACCTAGGTTCTCTGCTAAAGTAGTCAACTTAGCAGCACCCTCCCCAACAGCAACTAACTGGTTCCCTTCTCTCTTGAATCTTATATCCTCTGAGAATGGAGCATTCTTAAAGAACTTCTCAAGAACCTTAGTATACCTGTTCATCCTACTATTAGCAGAGATTACTTCTTCAGGTGTACCTTCATTAAGTACCTCCAACATAGGTCTGCCAGTTCTTGAATGAGAGTTCTGAGGATTGGTTACATATAGTTCAAACTCAGTCTCACCACCCTTCATATTGGAAGTAACATAAGACAGGTGTATTCTCTCACCATCCTTTGCTATTCTTCTTATGTTAGACAGGATACCATCTTTAGCTTTGCTATAAATAGCTCTTCTCTCTGCTATAGGTAACTTATCACCATCCATAGCTTCTCTAGTGTAGGCATCCATATCATTCCTCATTATCTGATGGATGGGTGTATTAGGAGTATCTGCCTTAGTGTGCTCTGGTGGATTAGCTCTGACATACCCATTAGTAGTAACTATGTTATCACCATCCTTGATAAGCTGTCCATCCTGCTGTGCAAGAGCCAGTGTTCTTATAGGGTCCATTCTAGCTGCACCTTGTGTATTAGCACTGGTTCTAGGCATGAATCCAACAGGCTGATACTTCTTATCACCTATAGTCATAGGACCATTACTATCTTCAACAACTGCCATTATAGGTAGATGGTCAGATTCATTATAAACCTCACCCATCTCTTGTTTAATACCTGCTATGATAGCTGGGTCAGCTACAAACATGATCTTAGTCTTAGGTGTGATAGTACCTCTTCTCAAGTAATCACCTATTCTATAGTTAGAATAAGCCTGACCTACTGTAGACTGGGGATGTCTTTCAACATCAGCTGTAGTAATCAGAGCATTGTTTCTCCTTTCCTCATTCACTGTATCAGGAGTCTTGGCTCTCTCTTCTTTAGCCTCAGGTTTAGGCTGAGGTTTAGCTACTATTTTAGCTGCTGCTCTTTTAAGAAGTGAGGATGCCTTGTCAAAGTTATCTCCACCTGCCTCTGATTGCACCAGAAGTTGATTAGCATTAGAGACTAGGGCTTCTTTAAGTAAGTCACTATTCTCATACTCACTATCTCCTAGTTCATCTATAATCTGAGTGACCATCTCTCTGACATCATTGTATATCTCACCAGATGAATTGACAGCATTGATGACCTCATCAGCAGCATTAGCTACCTCATCATTACTATTAGTTCTGTACTTATCAACTATATTAGTTTCAGGGGTGGCTTGTGTAGTAGGAGTTGTCTTCTCAGGCATTTCATACCTATTCTGCTCAGCCATCATAGCCTTAGATTCATCTAGTGAGTTAGCAGCTGTTCCAAATATACCAACAGTGATAGAAGGAGCAGGGTTAGATGCCTCTGGTGAAGTAGGAGCTACTTCAATAGGTTTAGTAACTTGTTCAACCTGATTAACATTCTTAGCCTGTTCATCCATTACATCCTTGTACATCTGAACTATCTCTCCAAGACTAGTAGGAGTAACTCTTTGACCATCAGGTAATCTGCCATTCACATCATTGATATAGTTCATTAATGCAGATGTACCATTGCTATCCATCTCTTGCAGTGCATCTAATGCTCCAGGACCATCAGGACTTACTCCTTTGTTAGTCAGGAACTGCATTGCAATCTCAGTCAGAACCTTATCATTGTCATCTAAGTTCTTGAACTTCTCACTGGATTCAATCTGATCAAACATGCCATCAAGAGTCTTGTTATCCTCAATGTATTTGGTATAGTTAGGATTATTTCCTACTATATCTCTAATAACCATTCTTTCTCTCTCACTGGCACCTTGATAAGCTTTATCCAGCTCTCTTACAAATGTAGCATAATCCTGCACACCATTTAAGAACTCATACTTCTTTCTTGTGTTATCATCAGCAACCTCCTGCTTGATTCTGTTAGAGAATGCATTAAAGCTTTCAGGGTCACTGAGGATAGCATTGTACTGAGATAGATATGCAGTTTGAGCTAAGTTGATTCTGCCTGAATCCTGTACCTTATCCAAGAAGTCTGTATGAACTGCAATACCAGCTCTGACTACATTGTCTATAATCTCCTGCTGCTTCTCACTATACTTAGACTTGTTATCAGGATTAAGTATAGTAGCTCTGTCTACAGGTGACATTGACAATATGTCATTCTCATTGAATAAGTAAGGTATAGTACTATCCTCAATCTTGAGGTTATCATACTCCTTCTTAAGAGTCTTAAGTGCTATCTTATGTGCCTTGAGTGCTCTCTCTTCCTGCTTACCAGTAAGTCTGCTTCTCCTTTCAATAGCCTCTATAGAATCTTCAAGTTCATCAATCTTGTCACCTAACTTCTCCTTATGTTCTCTTGCCTTATCAAGTGAGCCATAAGTGAGTACTGCATTAGCAGTTTCAGTATCACCAGATGATTCTACAGCAGTAGGATTACTAATCTCTACCTGATTAATCTCATCTTCCAGTTGAGTAGCTCTTTCTCTCCAACTATCAACAGATAACTTACCATAGATAAGTGCTTGCTTAGTATCATCATTAGCTGCATTACCAAGCATCTTATCAATACTCTCAGCTTCTACATCAATGCTTGTCATTGTATCAAGCAGCTTATTAGAGTTCTTTCTGATAGTCTCAAGCACAGCTGCATCATCCACATTCATGTCCCTGTTATTAGGAGCATTCTTGAACTGTTCTATCAGCTGTTGAGCTTCTGGTGAACCTTCTTCAGCATTAGCAGCTCTAACCAAGTCATTCATAAATGAGTTATAATAGTCAGTACCTTGCAGTTTCTGCAACATCATAACATCATTAATAGTCTTACCTAATTCACTGTTTCTATAGCTGAACTCATCATTCTTGCCTGATGCTTCATCCATAGACTTAGCCCAGTTGAATGTACCAACTAATCCATCATACTTAGCTCTGTTAGATGGGTCCTGCATCCAGTCTGTGAGTATCTTAGCTGATGTAGCTCTCTCTTCTCCAATCTCTCTCTGCTCTTGAATAGACTGCCATATTGGGTTTCTGTAAGTAACAGGAGACCTTCTTAAAGCATAGTCTAGTTTAGACTCATTCTCTGTTCTAACAGCTGGTCCTCTTCTATTATTAATAGTAGGAGTACCCATACCTGAAGCCAGTGCACCATAGATACCAGAGAGCAGAGTCTCCTTATCTAATGCTGCATCACCTGCTGCCCTGCTAGCTGCAAAGAAGTTATCTGCCATAGATTCATCTACAGCTGTTTTGCCATCACCCTTATACTTATTAGTAATGAAGTTTTGCAGACTATACTCAGCCCCACCTCTTGCAAATGCATCAGAGATACTTTGAAGGTATTCTTCTGTAAATTCACCTGCTGGTTCCTGAAGTACATTAAGTACTCTCTGCATCTTACCATAAGAAGGAATCACTCTACCAGATTCTACTCTAAAGTCAGTGGGGCTAAATAGCCTTCCTAGTCTACTCCTTCTTAAAGCCTCTTGTACTGATGGGGTTTGAAGACCAGCCTTAAGTGTCATATTCAATGCTCCATTAATCATGGAGTTAAGACCCATGTTATACACACCAGCCTTAGTTGCATTGACCTCTGCCTTATTAACTGCTTCTTCATACCTAGGTGCATAGGAATCAAAGATGTCCTTATACAGTCTGTTCATATCTTCCTCACTCTGAGGATTATATCCTAGTCTGCTTAACTCTTCAGGGTTCTGTAATCTTCTCTCAAATTCCTCCTGCACTGTCTTAGCTTGTGTTTCAGCAATCATTTGCTTGGCATCATCGAGGAATTGTACCTTAGTATTAAGTCCTTCTGTTACACCTTCAACAGTTCCAACTGCTGCTGGAATAACAAATGCATTAACCTTCTGTTGTGCTTGTTGTAAAGCTCTAAGAGTCTTATTAACCTTCTCTAAGTTATTTAATGTACCTGCTCTGTTAGCAGCTATTGCTAGCCCTCTTGCTCCTTTGAATGCCTTATCTGTAATAGCTGATAAACCAGTACCAGTAAGCATGGATGCAATAGTAAAACCTTGCTGATTGATAAGCTCAGGTATAGTATTCACACTCAATAAGTTGTCAAGTATACCACCTTCTTCTTCAGCAGTAGTTCTTATGATTTGATTGTTAGACAAGCCTGCTTCTTTAGCTTCTTTGATATTAGCATCAAACAATGAACCATACTGCATAACATCACTGCCATATCTAGTCCAGCTATTATCTAATATATGATCAAGGAAGTCCAGAGCTGCATTATCAAGGTTCTCATTTCTTTCATCACCTACATAGTCAATAGCACCTTTAATCATACCTGCTGTACTAATTAAAGCACCAGCAGTCTGGGCACCCATACCCTTGAAACCATTCCAATACTTTTCCCAAGTACTTTGATTCTCAGAAGCAGTATTCTGCATCTTTCTTCTAAGTATATTATTAGCTTCCTGTTCTCCAAAAGCACTCTTAGCTGCCTGATATTCAGCAGCTAGTTTGTATTTCTCTTCATCAGAGAAAGGAAGGTACTCAGTATTTTTGTACTTCTTGTAATAGGGTGATACTTCATTGGCTATCTTGTCAAACTCATCAAGTGCTCTTCTACCTTGTGAAGGCCACTTACTATAGTTCTCATTTAACTTGTTAGCCTCTTGTTCAAACTGCTGACCTTGTTGAAAAGCCTTACTGATGTTATCAGCCAGAGAATCATCCTGTTGTTCCATCTCAGGGAATAGCTCTTCATTATATAAGCTATCCCTCTGTTCAGGAGTATACTTCTTCAGGTTCTCATAGTCTGGTCTACTACCAAACTTCTCTTTGAACTTGAAGTTTCTATATGTTCTTTCAACTTGGTCAGGAGTGAATCCTTGTATCTTAGAAGAGTACTGCTTCTCCCAATTAGCTCTATCTTCTGGGGTCAGCCCCTTTAATCCTTGTAATCCTTCCATATTAGTCTAATCCTATATTTACATCAAAACTGACACTATCTGTAACTTGTGGAGTTACTGTTTCAGTGCTTGCAGGCTCCTGTACAGGTATTCCACCACCAGATACACCAGCCCCCTTCCTTACTATTCTATAGTGATTTCTTGAGAATACATCACTATCCTCATATATATCTACATCTTCAGGTGTGAGTTCATACTTAGCTAAGTCTTCAACCAGCTTCTTCCTTGCTTTAGGACTTAACTGACCAAAGGTAATCTGCTTAGCATCAGATTCTGAGAATCTGTCAGACCCTCCTGGACTACCAAATCCACCTCCAGTATAATCAAGAGTAGTGAATAAGTCTGACTTAGTTACCTTAGCCTTAGAGCCTGAGGATGTTGAAGCAGTCTGGATACCTCCATAACTACCATCAGGGTTAGTTACAAGTACCCTGCCCCCTCCAATAGGTTTAACTCTAGTACCATCACTCATCAGATAGCCCTGCTTTTCATCTCTAGCCCATGCCTGTTGTTCCTTCAACATCTTAAGTCTTTCCTCTTCAAGGTCTAGTCTTCTAGACTCAGCAGCAGTCATATAACCTCTATTACCTTGAGTATCATACTTCTGTGTGCCAATAGCTTCATACAATCCAGAGTTAATGTAGTCTCTTGCTCTTGCTTGAGTAGCTTGGTCCCATGTATCAAGACCAGCTTCCTTCCATATAGTATCAGCTACATTCTTTAATTCCTTAGGTGCATTAGGGTCATTCATTATAGTCTGCATAACCTGTTGAGGTGTATAACCTAGTTGTTGCATCTGTTGGAAGTACTGTCCTCCAAGTATTGATTGATACTGTGGATTATCCTGTATTGTCTTAGCAAGATTAGCTGCCATCATACTAGCTCTCTTTGATAACTCAGCACCACTTATAGTGTTATAAGTAGGGTTAGGGTTATTGATTAGATCATCTAATGAGGATGCACCATAATCTATATTGAACATAAGAGAAGGGTCCTTCTGAATAGCTTCTCTCTGAGCCTTGGTCAACTCTTCTCTCTTAGCTGCTGCTACTTCAATAGGAGTTATCTCAGATGTATATCTTCTCTTCATATCTATTAAGCCCCTCCTAGACTCAGGAGTTAATCCTTGTCTAGCTAAGAGGTCTGCTTGTTTAGTCAAGTCATCAGCATAAGCCTTATACTGTGCATAAGCTATAGGGTCTGTTTGCTGATTAGCTAACTTATCCCATACCCCTGCTTTAGCTGAAAGTTCACCTAAGCCCTCTTCAATTGTTGTATGAGCCTCCTGTGCCATTTGCACTGGAGCCAGCATTTCTGCATAAGAGAAAGGTTGGAACTTGCTACTGTTTACTATATATCTACCTGCCATATGTTACTGTTTCTTTTTCTTGTTCTTATAAGTAACTCTACCATCTCTGCCAATAGAATAACCCAAAGCAGGATTAGATTCAATCATATTCCTGTTGAACTCTTCTCTACCTATATTTCCTAAACTTTCATAGAAGTTAGATAGATTAGCACTTCTAGCATTTGAGCTCCTCATATCAGCTTGGTCTCTCATATTAGCTTGAGTTATCTTCTTTCTCAGTCTTAGTTCATTAGCTTGTTGAGCAGCCTGCATATTAGCTATATCAGCTCTATTCAGGGACTCAGCATTAAACTGATTAGTGCCTCTATTAAAGCCTTCAACCCTTTCTCTTTGTGCTTGGTTATACTCTTGAGCTTGTCTGAATAAGTCACCCATTTGAGTACCATAGTTATAATCTGCTGCAATCAAGTTAGCTGCTGCTGTAGCTCTATTACCACCTGCATTATCTCTTAATGCTCTTCTAGTAGCACCTGAATTAGCATCTAGTTTGCCAATAGCATAGTTAGTATCAAATGGAGTATATCTAAGGTAGTTACCAATAGTTCTGCCTGCTACTGGTTTGACTGATTTAATAGCTCCATCAAGTGAATCAGCCCCCGAATAGTCAGGTTTATTAGTTAGACCCATCATGTCACTAAATAAGCTTACTCCTGCACCAACAGCAGGTGCATACCTTAATGCTTCAAGTCCTATTCCCCTTTTCTCTTCATCTTCCTCATCCATTGAACCAGCTGCTCCTTGCATAGGAAGTGATGTTGGTACACCAGAAGATTGATAAGCAAAAGGATTGATAGGGTTATCAATGATAGGACCTGGGTTCCTTCTTGAATCATTGTAGACTTTTGAAGCAACAGTCATAGCATTATGTACAGGACCTTTCTTTCTATCAGTAGCTAGTCTCTTAATATCTGATATGTCAGTAAATGTGTTACCACCTATATCACCAAACTCTCCACTGTTGATTCTATTTAACCAGTTCATAGAATCAGGATTGCCTTCTTGTAGTGAATCAACAAATCCCGTATAGTCATCTGTATACCAGTCATCACCTATATTAGTGAAGTTCTTATATGTCTTGTATGGTCCACCATCTGCAAACTGCCTGCCATTAGTTCTTCTATTCTTGGCTTCCTTAAGTGACTCTTGAGCCTGCATCAATTTAGACATAGTAGCAGTCAGACCTCTTTTACTGATAGGGTCATTAGGCTTCTCACTAGGTTCTCTATTGATAGAATCAGCTATCTGTGCAAAGGTCTTTCCTTTATACTTAGGAGCTAAGTTGAATGCCTCAAGTAAACTATCATCTGCCTTTAGTCTGTTACTGAATACATAGTCATTGAATACTACTTCACCTTCTTCAACTAAGTTAGGCTGACCATCAGGAGCAACACCCATTGGTACTCCCCCTCTAGGGTTATTCTCATGTGAGTCTCCTTCACCTACTTTGACTACTCCATCACTAAATACACCACCATGAGTAAACATATCAGGGTATTCAGAGATTGAATCATATGCACCATTATAGATTACTCCTGGGATTGGCTTACTATAGTCATCCAGGAATCCACCCCCAGCTTTACTCCATTTCCTGGCATTAGCAGCAAATGTAGCTCTCTTCCTTACTGCTGGAGAGCTGCTGTTCTTACCTCTGGCAATACATTCAGAAGTAACCTTGCCACCACAGTACTCTGTAAACTTGCCTCTATTGGCTTTCTTGATATGTATGCCACCCCCTTCATCAAAGAGTGGTCCACCATATGCTGAGTATGTTCCCATAGTCTTTAAATCTTCTAGTTCATTTGCATTATCAAATGCCTGACTCATGTTTAAGTTAAGTACAGTATTAGCATCAGCTATCTTCTTATTAAGCTCTCTTGCCTTCTTAGCAGCCTTGTTACTGAATACTCCATCAGAACCTACTTGGTCTTTAGATACAGTACCCATTCCTCTTATATCTCCTTGCTGTTGTAATACTGATTGGACTGTACTATCATCAATCTTAGTATCTCTTAAGTTAGTTGCATCTGCTTCAGTTTCTTGAATGAACTCATCATTCAACTTACTTCCAAAGAGGTTATTAACTACACCTCCAAGTACATTAACACCAGCACCAATGACACCACCAATGCCAGGGATGTTAGAGGCTAAACTACCTACAGCCTGCATAGCTCCACCTACTCCAGTAGACTTGCCACCAGATACAGCATTAGATGCCATAGAGGATAAACCACCTAGCATACCACCTAACAGATATTGGTTAGAGTCCTCTATTACTATAGGTACAACCCTCTTATTATGTTTTCTTTTAGCCATACTATTAAATCTTTTAGTGCAAAAGTAAGTAAATTCCTACATATACACAAGCAATTAATTAAAAAAGAAAGACCAGACAACTAAATTAGTTTATCTGGTCTTATAAAGTCTATATGTAGTACCCAATAGAAAGGTCATGGAACCTCATACTATATGTATTCTCCTGATCCATAGTTAGTTTAACATATGCCCATGCATTCCTTATTCTATCTCTGTTGTTAGCAGGGATACCATTAATCTCTACATTAGCTCTAGGTATATTAGCTCTCCATATTCTGAACTTCCTCTTTAGTGGTGAAGGATGTCCTAGTTTATTAGTCAGAGTAAGCTGTCCATGCTGATAACTGTTCCATACATCCAGCTTATTGAATGTTGCATCAGGCATGAATGTATCACCATCATACATATCAGCTCTGTACTCTACAGTGTTGAATACCTTGTCTATTCCACCATCCTGATTAGCTACTACAGTCAATGAATAAGGCTTGAACTCATCAAAGAACATATTGTAGTCACCACCATTAATCTGCCACAGCTTATTGTTCTTAATGGAGTAGAACTTATCATCATAGTTGAACATGGCAGGTATCTGTTCATAACTCATGAATGATGTAAACTGTTGCAAGAACTCTGAATAACAAAGACTGGTGTTATTGTTTGAGAAATAAACATCACTGTTAGTCTTGTCATAGAAGGTTCTGAAGTTACTGAAGTTAACTGGATTCCAGTTATCAAGAGTACTGTTAGCACCTATGAACTGCCTGTATCCCAGTTTATCAGAGACTGGTTGAATAGCCTGTCCATTAAACAGATACAGAGTATTTGTGATGTTATCTACAAAGTATACACCAGCTGGAGTAGTGCATATAGACCACTTGTTATTACAACCAATGGTGTTACTTACATACCTCTTGCCTTGTACTTTATAGCTATTACTGATCTCAATAGGTACATTATCACTAGGTGTAATCTGTACTCTAGGATTGAAAATTATGTTACTTAATCCCTGTTCTTGGAAACAGTATATCTCATTGTTGAGAGTATTAAGTGAGGTAATCTCACCTTTATCTCCATCCATATCCAGTATAGATGCCATGTTGACTCTGGTCCATGCATCAGTGATAGCTCCATTAGTCTTTTCAGAAGTCCATGTAACTGAGTTAGGGAAGTTATCAAGTGCTGATAAATCCAAGTCTGCATAGTTATATGTGAAGAAGTTATCCTTCTGACTATACACAGGATTAAACAGGTTGAAGTTCTGAGGAGTCATAGACATATTGTTCTTCTGTCCTCTGTTCCTGTCATACCTGCCATCTGCATTGACCCTTGTCTCACACATGAATGATACTATCTCAACAATGTTATTCTTACTCTCATCATCAAATGGATAAGTCTTCAGGTGGTCATACCTTTGGAAGAAGGTATCACCCTGTTCCCATACCATAGTAACTCCATTAGTTGTTAATGGTACAGTCTTTCCTCCTGGGAGCCATATGTTATTACTGTAAGCATTGTCAGTATCCCCTCCAAATCTGTTGACTATGTTATCTCTATATAACTCAGTAACTAGGAATGCAGTAGCATCTGTACTACTTGCATTGAACAAGCTGCTGATATCATCCTTATAGAAAGGAGTAATATCATCTGCTGTTATAAGAGTGTAGTAACTGTTTGCTACTCTCTTCTCCAAGTAATAGTAGTTACCAGCAAATACATACCTTGTAGTACCATCTATATCAGGTGATTCAACCTCTCCCCAAGCACCATTAGTAAATATGTATAAGTTACCTTGGAATTGATTTGAACCTGTTAACTTGAACCATCTCTGACCTGATAGAGCTCCTATAGGTTGAGTACTGCTCTTATAGTTAATAGTGATGGTATTAGATACTGGAGGATACATAGGAGTTACTGTTCCATAGATACCTTGGTCAGCTCTTGAAATAGCTGGAAGTACTACAGGGTTATATAACCTGTTGTTATTGAACCTTATAACTGCATGAGCAGTTGACTTGTACTTCATACTAACTCCATCTGTTGAGAACCTCTTAGGATAAGTTATCAATCCATTAGTCTGGTAAGGAAACTCCTCAGCATCTGTTCTGGTTGCCATAAGTTCATCATTGTAGAAGAACTCCCAGTTAGCAGTAGAATCTTGGTTACTGGTTCCAGCTCCATAAAGAGCATAATTAGATATAGCACCAGAAGTCTCATCTGTATTAATGACTACACTATTATAGTTACCTTGATAAATAGCCTGCTCAGTATCAGTACTATATTTAGGTACTGGTATTCTTTCTATAGTTATCTCATTGGAGTCTACTACAGTTATACCACTAATGCCTGTTCTATATGTGTCATTATCCTCTTCAAAGTTATAATACCTGCTATAACCAAGATATTCTGTACTGGTGTAGAGCATAGTAGACATAACCTTTTTCCTTAGTATAGCAGTACCATCATAGCCTCTAAAGTCATTATTCAATGATGTATCTCTATGCCAAGGGAATGTCATATGAGCAGAATATAATCTACCTCTGTCATCAGTAACTACTTCATCTGAATCAGGATTATCATTAACTGCAACAACACCATCTCTCCATAGAGGAGCAGCTATTAGTCTTCTGTATCCTAGAGGATTATAGATGTTATATAGCCTACTGAAGTCATACTCAACTACAGAATAAGGGTAGTTAGTTGTATGACTGGTTCTAAAGTAGCTTCCACCTACTATAGAGTAGTCAATAGCATTACTGATAGACTTGGCTATACCCACTACTCTCATCTTAGCATTGGACAGAAGAGGTCTGAGTGTCTCATCAAACTCAATATCAGGTGAGTGGAATGTGAAGATATTCTCATCTACAAATACTCTTACAGCAGATTGTACTTCTATAGAGTACTTGTTTGCTTGTGGAGTCTTACTTCCAACAACATCACCATGCCCTGATTTAGGTATAGTACCTTGTGCTGTAGTCTCCTGTACATCATATACATCTTTATCTACATATAGTTTAGGTCTTGCAAACCAAGAAGACTGAGCATAGGGGGAATTGTTTTTCCTATCATCTCCAATATAGTTTGTAGGACATACAATGCCCTGGCATAGTACAGTTCTATCTGAATATGATGGGAACACTATTACAGGCTTAACAGCTATATAATCCAAGTCAAGTAATCTCTGACTTAGACTAGCTGGCAGTAATGCACTGAATTGTGTAAGTTGATACCACTGCTCAAAAGAATTGATTATTCTACTGGTCATTACTTCATCACTGACAGGTAAAGCCTCAGACCATTTACCAGTTTTATGCATAGCTATCAGTCCAAGTCTATATGTCTCTCCTGTCTTGAAAGAGGTAGCTTCCTGACTGTTGAGATTAAGGTATCCCTTATATGGATAGACTGCATTATCCCTGTCATTAACATATACTGAATTTTTAGTTCCAGAACCTACATGAACATTCTTGATTTCTGTTCTTATATCTTCTGGAATGGAACTTCTCTTTAATGTTAAGTTACCAAGGAATAGAGTGTTATCTTTCTGTGTAATAGTGTAAGGAATAATCTCTTCACCTCCTTTATATAACAGCTCAGTAGGGTCTATAGTTGTACCAATACTTCCATTATCTACAAATGAAATAGTCTTTGAGGTACTTAATCTACAGCTCCAGTCAGTATATGTGTTAGTGGGAAAGGTTATCTCATTCTTAGTAGGTCCAATACTTACAGTCATTGAACTGGCATTGTACATATTAACACCAGAAGTAGCATTGAATATACCATCAGTGCCTGTATTGAGAGTGAATGACCATACCTTGTTTCCTTCAGAGTCAGTTGTAAATGGGTAGTTACTTAAAGGTGTGAGTGTATTATTCCTGTATACTTGAAGACCTTCTTCTGTAACTCCAGTCACACTGCCAGTACCTATATAAGGTGAACCTAATATAAGCTCCTGTCCTTTGACAATAGGCAAACTGGTAATCAGTTTAACTGTAGGAGTAGCATCTAATGATGTTCTCTGAATAGAGTATATATTAACTCCATCAAAGTTAATATCAGCATCATTGATAGTCACCTTGAAGTCACAATTGCATATCTCATCAGGTGAGCCACCTCTAGTCTCAGGACTAATGTATAGTAAAGGAGAAGCATAGAATACAGCACTCTCCTGTGCATATTTAACATAATAGGAAAGGGCATATTGAATCACACCCGAATGAAAGCTGCCTGACCCATTAGGGTCCTTTTCTACATTCACAGTGTGGTTAACTGATATATCTCTAATGAAGTTGAATTTATCAGGGTTGTTATACTCACCTAGATCAGCAACTATATTAATCATTCTTGGTTGATTAATACCATCTACCCAGTATACCTTCTGAATGTTATCATTCTCATAGGAACCAAGAGTCTGAATAGGGTAGTCTGTATTGAAGTTCAAATCACCTTCAAACAGAGTAACAATGTTGAATGTATCATTCTCCCTGTTTATTCTGTATATCCTGTCCATATCACCTTTAGTAAATACAGTAATATAGTTCTTGATTACACAGTAACCTAGAGTAACTCCTTGTATTTCAGCAGGCTCACCATCTGAGAGAAGAGGGATATTCAGAGTACCCTTCTCATTGGTAACAGCCAGTAAAGTGTTATTCTCTCTGGCTGTTATTCTTATATTCATTGCATCAAAGGCAAACTCAGGACTGAACTTAGCTACAGTCAAGTCCCTCTGCATTCCTCTGATTTGGTGTATCTCTTGTTTAATCATATCTCCTCCTATCTTTGATCTCTCATGTATTCTCTGTTACCCAGATTCTTGAATCCCTTTCTGAACTCATTGGTTCTAGGTATAAGCTGATTAAGCATATTGCTGATAGACTCCATCTCTGATACAGAAGGCAATGTAAATTCCATATTCATCTGACCTACTCTCCATGCATATTCCTGCTGTATGTTCTGTAATACAGCTGGTTGAATCTTACCCATATCAAATAGTATGCTAAACCATTCTTTCTTAATGAATGCTTCCAGTGCTCTTAAGAACTTGGAGTTATCAGGAATCATTGGAATGCCCTCTTCATCAACAGGTATAGCCTTATAAGCTATCTCAATCTTACCCTCTTTAAATGTAGTATAGATTACACTGTTCTGAGTCTTGAATGTACTCTCTTCTCTATGTAGATGACCTCTTGCTTCTTTAGTATGGAATGAGTCTGTAGTTGACCTCAGACATACATTACTCTTCTTATCTTTAACCTGTACTATAGATATACAGTCACAAGGTAAAGCTGCTCTATAATTGTTGATTTCTAACTCTTCTACCTTATCAAAGTATACAGGGGTGAGACCAACAACACCAATGAAGTCTACTGTGTATTGTATCACAGTTTCCAGAGTTAAGTCCTGCATGAGAGGATGTCTCATTAACTTGCTGGCTATCTCTCTGATGTTTATATAATTGAAATTATTCAGCATATCTTTTGTTTTTATCTAAGTACATTGCTTCTATCTTACCCTCTTTGATTCTCTGCTTGAGTCTCTTCTTGAGGTCTCTGTTAACACTGAACTCATAGTATGATTTGTTATTATAATTAGCCTTGCCTCTATTATAATACACTTTGAATATCTCTCTTTCTTCTACTCTGACTAGTACCTTGGCTAGTCTTGCCTCATCATCTTCATACCATAGTCTGAGTGTCTTATCCCAATCTATAGGAAGGTTAGTTATAACTTCACCATTAGCCCCTATCTTAACCTTTCTATCATTCTTTCTTATCTCTAATCTACCCATCATATGAGGGAACTGTACATCCTCACCACTGATTAACATACCAGCCAGTACATCATTTACTCTTCTGGTAATACTGAAATACTGTGATTCAGTGAGCACATACTTATGGTCTTTAGGTCTGTTCTTTCTATAGTACTTGAATCCTGAGTAAATTCCAACAGAGTTTCTAACTCTGTGAACTCTTGGTTTATCCAACCCTAATGTCTTGTGTCTGAACTCTTCTAGTGTCATCTCTTACCTGCTGTTATATCACTTAGATCATCATTTGCATTGTTGCTGTTGTCTTCTGGGGCATACTCAGCTGGTCTCAATTCTTTAACCACAAGCTCAATAAGAGGTGGAATAAGGTTAGATTCAATAGGGAACTCCATATCATCAATATCACATATAGTCCCATCTTCATTACATTGCAGATGGAAGGTCTCTTCAAAGTCAGTAAAGACTGCACTGATTCTAACCTTCTCAAGGTGCAGATATTGAGGATTAGCTGACTTGAAGTATATGTAGTTATCAGGTGCCAATGAGCAATAGATGATGTTAGATAAATACTTATTGTAACCTACATACTTCATTCTGTCCCTGCTCACATAAGTGATTTCACCTTGATAGTAATCTACTGGATACACTCTGGGCATCTTTATATTCATCATGAAGGGGACCTTAGATGAAGTTCTTAAATAGGAACCTCCTTCACAGGCTTCTCCAGATATTGCAGGCACTTCTATAAGGTCCAGACAAATAGTGCTGATGTTAGAATCAGGTATAGCCTTCTTTATATCTGAGTATCTCTGCTTAAGTAAGAAACTCCTATACTTGGATAGTAAGAACCTGATGTGGTCACTTGTGAAGTAACTATCATCACTAGAGAGCTTTAGCTCATCCATGCACATATATATAATCTCATTTAATTTAGCCATAGTGTTACTGTTATATAATTAAACCCTTGTGCAAAGATAAGTAATTAAACTCACCTACACAAGGGTCTTACTGGTTTTATTTACTGGCTATAAATATTATGCTTTAGCTCTAAGTAGGTCATCTTCAGTCACTCTAAACCTACTGTCTTCAGTTACTCTGGCTGTGAAGCATAACTTAGTTTGATGAACTAAGCTATCTTCATTACCACTGAACTCAGGGAAGTCTATAAGACAGGTAGTGCCACTTAAGCAATAAACAGCATTGATTATAGCTCTAAGGTCTTTCTCAGTTATATACTCATTAAAGATATGAAGCATATCTCCTAGAGTGAGGAGTGCCATTAGTTTAGATACATCACCATAGCTCTTGTAGCCAAACTGGGATAGAGCATTGAAGTACTTAACTATGGCATCATAGGATAAGTTATCAATCTCATGCATAGCAGCTGCAATTAGTTACTCTGTTAGTACCCAGTTTATTCTTAAAGAACTTGTTCCAATACTTAATAGCCTGTGGATAGTTGTTAGTTCTGATACATAGCTCTAATGCCTTTAGTCTCAGCATCCCATCTATAAAGCACTTAGGTATATCACACTTCTTCTCTATCTCCTTAACGCCCTTCATAAGGTTTTGGTAGATAGGAAAGAGGTTAGTTACAGTGCCCATTATATAAGGTACTGCTTCATAGGGATATGTAATATTACCAGAAGGTATTATGTATACAAAGAACATATTATCATCTAGTGGTATGCCTAAGTCCTCTTTGCTTAGTTTCAATCTCACACTCTTGTTACCTTCTCCATAGGTGAAGCAATAGGACTTGTCTTCATCTTCCAGCACTGGGTTACAGTTGCATTGTTCAGGCAGAGCATAGGTTAAATCAACTGAGTCACCTAAACTATAGGTGTATACAGGCTTATCACTAGGACCAGTAGTTACATAGGTATCCTGTGTATCAATAACTACACTATCTATCTGTACATTGTTTGCACAGTATGTTCCAGCAATGGATGCATCTATAATGAGATACTTACCATCCTGACTGATTCTAAGTTCGTTAAATTGTAGCATAGTTTTATTATTAGTGGATAAAAAAAAGAGCATAGGGTTAATCTATGCTCTTTATACT